ATCGAACCACACACCTCCCACGCAATCGCTGCCTCTTTCCACCCAGATTGCTCGCTCTCACGCAACTTCATTAAATCCTCAGAACAGCATTTGTGCTCTTCTGTTTTAATGCGTAGCGCAATTTCCACCCTCATAGTTTCAGCGGCGAGCTTCTGATTTAGCCCTCTAATCACTTCGTTGGTGTGCAAAGCCCATTCTTGGCGCTCTTTAGCCAACTTATTTTGTTCAGCAATAAGGGCGTTTGCTGATGCAAGTTGTCGTGCCAGTTCTTTATTGTTAGCCTCTAGGCTATTCACATATAGGATATTCATTTTATTTCCTTAAAGTTATCTTAGTAGAACGAGCTTAACTTTTGCATCTTCAAAATATTTCTTACTAATCTTCATTGCAGCACTCCATTTACTATGGGGCTCAAGAGACTCAGTATCAGGTGCCACCACTACCTTAATGCCTGCTTGAATAATAGCCAAAGCGCATTTAGGACATGGAAATAGGGTACAATACATTATAGTATCTAGTGTTGATACACCACGCCTAGCTGCATTGAAAATTGCATTCACTTCAGCATGCACTGTAGCATCAAGCTTCTCTTCTACACTCATTATCCTATACTTAGAGTCATCCGCACCCCTAACAAACCCATTGTACCCAAGCGATACCGGAGAGTCATCAGGAGTAGTAATATATGCTCCAACCTTTCGTTGTGGGTCTTTAGACTTATTGCTAATGGCAACAGCAATAGCCATATTATCGGCTACTTTTACTGGATTCATACTTCGTCCTATAGTGATTGGTGGCCTGCCCTACAAGAATCGAACTTGTACTCTGTCGCTTAGAAGGCGACTGCTTTATCCGGTTAAGCTAAGGGCAGGGTGTTTATGTATCTAGCTGAAGCAACTGCTTTCTAATCTCGATGGCTAATTCATTTGCTTCCTGTTCAGATTTACAGTGTTTCTTTATTTGTTTAGAGTTAAGTCGGAGGGATACTACCCAACATTTATGATAATTACAGAAGTAATACCCCTTGCTGCTACTGTTATTTAATTGGTTAACTGACTGAGTTACTAATCTTAAGTTTTCTAATCTATTATCAAGTTTATTTTGGTTAATATGATCAATTACCAAATCATCCGCTATTTCACCAAAAGTAAACAACCAAATGAGTCTGTGTGCCTGATAGAACTTACCATAAAGCCTAATGTGTCTATACCCTCTAGAGTTAACAGTACCTGCAATGGTACCTGCTTTTGCAAGACCTCTACTAACTTTCCAAATTAAATTATTGCCATTATATATGAAACTCTGGTGTAATACTTTATATAATGCAGCCTGCTCCATATCTCTCCTTATAATTGATAACCCAGGTTGGAATTGAACCAACGACCCTAGTCTTATGAGGACTCCGCTGCTAACCACTGAGCTACTGGGTTACTTTAACCACTAAGTTACTGCCCTATGATTCTTAGCTACCTTCCTTTGCCATCATAAGTTTATATTGCGTAAAATCAATTTGTTGCACAATCCACTTATACTTAATACCCTCTTTCCATACTGGATTATGGTCAGTACCTACTACCTCTCCAATACCAAAGTGATCACGAATTGGTACTACTACTTTTACACCTGCATTAAGTGGTAATGGGTACTTGTATGTATATGGCTTAGACCAATCACCATTAGTGCCGCGTAGCTTTACTTGAATAGCGAACATATAACCCTTCTAAATATGATAAAGTATTTCTTGCTTCTTTACCGTCCATGTTACCAGAGATATAACATTGGAGAGTATTCTTTGATATGTCTATAGCCTTCTCTAGTGCCTGAACATATCGAGTTCTACGAACAATCCAGATAATGAGTCTATCCATCTTCTTCCTCTGTATTCTCATCAAGATCAGAGAGTTTCTCTTTAATTTCTTTCTTGATTAGCTCCTGTACCTTATCACTCAGAAGCGCAGTGACGTCCCACCCTTCAAGGTAAACTTCATTAATCTCTACTTCACCACCTTCTTCTGGATGGCAGTTCTCAGGAGGACCACTGGTCTTTGCAGGGATAATAGGCTCGTATTCAAACTCAACTTTAAGATCTACATCCCAAATAGTGATTTCTTTATTCGTCTGAATCATTTTACCTCCAGAACAGCATGACGAACCCTATTACGAGTCACAAAACGAAGGATCTTGCGATAACCAACACTTTCATGCGCAACAACCTTACTTTCAGTAACCCAAGCAACTAACCCGTTAGTTGACATCATCGGGAATACTGCTACTTCTATCTGCTTAGGCTCTTCAGGCTTAAGGCGGTAGTCATAGGTGACCCAATCCCAATCACACCAATGGGCAAGATTCCACTCAGCCTCACCACGTTTACGATATTGAAGTACTTTATTATCACGCTCAAATCCAGCACGAATTGTGTAACGGCGGTCATCTTCAGCAGATCTCATTTTATTGCTCCTTATTAACAGGTTGTTTATACATATACATTTCATTAGGTGTTACTACGCTACCAGGACGAGATATCCCTGCTCTATCATCATTGAATACACCATTTAACTGACCATCTAGTATAATAGCGGCACCAGCCATGAGGTGGGCCAGATGGTGCACACCACTATCAGGCGCATAGTCTTCACCACTATACCAAGCTATAATATGCCGCATCATCGCATCATAGAAAGTTGAAGCCTTAACCTCAGTACCCCTCCAATTAAAGCGGCCATACTTGTCTGCCCCATTAGCCATTGCAGCACCTAAGGCCATAACTGCAATTGGTGGTATAGCTGCTGTAGTTGGCTTACCAATTGCTGCAGTCTCTTTGACATTAACTGTTGTGTTAACCATTATTCACCTCATTCTTTCTATATTTAGTCATTGCAGCTTTTGCATCCTCTATGTTTACAAATTCGCCTAACCTGATTTGAACTCCATTTCCAGCATAGGCCTCTGCTCGCCACTTCTTATTATTTGCATGCCAATATACTCCTTTCATTCCTGAAGTATTGTTACTATACTCTCCTTTATTCATTAAGTTTTCTTGCTTAACACAGATTCTTAAGTTTTCAATTACGTCATTACTTCTATTCCTGTCAATATGGTCTATTTCTAAATTTTCGTCTAACGATCCAAAATGCATAACCCAAATAATTCTTGCCACATAGTAACATTTTCCCTTAAATTTAACTTGCCTATAACCATTACTATTTTTATATGTTACCACATCTCCAATGCTAACTGCAGGGCAGGGATAAATTTTCCAAATAAGAAAGCCATCTTTGTATATAAATATGTTATGCCAGTCTTGGTTATAGTTGAGTTTAACAGCCACCTATTACCTCCTTAGTAGGGCCACCCTAAGGCAGCCCTATTCAGATTACATCGATTCAACCAGCTTAGACAGCTCATCGATAGACATTGCAGACAAGGCTTGATCTTGCTTCTGATCAATAATAGCCATGATCTTTTGCTTCTTCTCACGAGTCTCACGCTCAATACGGATAGCATTAGCCTCATTGATCTTCACACTAATGATATACTTAACCAACTCAAATGCAAGCTTGGTATCATCATTGTTAGTAGTCACCGGAGTAACAAAAGAGACTTCTTCAGTCTCCTTAAGCTCATTGTGTAGATTACGAGCCACACTGTCAAGACATGCCTTACCTGCAGTAGAGACAAGCGGCAAGTCCCACAAGTCTTCAACAGTGAGCATACCCTTAGTAGTATCAAAACGGATCTTCTTACGGCTTGCCAATTCAAACATTTGTTCCATGATATTTTCCTTAGAAAAGAATTTTAACAACACGAGTAAAACTACCACTAATACGACAGATCAGGCTATTACGCTGAGTACTAGAGAAGCCAAGACCACTAAGCTGGCGGTCTGACTCTTCAGTGCTCATCTTACTACCAACCATTTCCAACACCTTGCGGTGCTGATCAAGGTCTGGCTTAAGAAACTCGTTGAGGAAACCACGAGCCTTATCCTTATTGATACAACCATTGATCATAAAGAAGTAGTGCTTATTACCCACCTTGTAGTCATCCCAGAAGTTAGGGGACAACATAATAGAGCTTACTTCTTGGAAGGTATTAGTAGGAATACCCCATGCATCACGGGAGGAAACACTTGCTTCAATCAATGGCTTAATCATCACATCGGTCTTACCATCAATCTTAGTTACAGCAATCTCTGCTACAGCGATGTAACCACCTTGAGGTACAGCCTTATCATAAACAAGATGATAAATCTTACCAAGGACTTCTATTTCAACTTCAAAACCTACACCCTGAGAACGCTTATTGAAGTTATTCACACGCAGTGTATAGATACCTGACCGCATAGTCTTAATTTTTTCGTAGAAGATGTTCTCTACAGGATGCTCCATCATACCATTGACGCCATTTGCATCTACATCAAGCATACCGCCATTAGGGGATTTACTACCACGATATGATGCGTAGTTAATACGACGACTACCTGGCTCTTGCATATGAAAATCAAGGTCATCTTTATATTCCCAAGCAAGGCGACAGCACACATCACCAGTTACATTACCACCTGCTTGTTTAACTCGTTCCTTGATTGAATCAGCAAAGCCACCGTTATATGACCAGGAAAACTTATTAGGCCACTTGAATAGATCAGGGGCAGTCGAATTCTTGGCGGTAATAAGACTAACCAAGTTACCTTGATGTGCGTTATCAATCATTACCTCCACCTTCTTTGCAGAGGGTAGGATATGTTCAATAAACTGATCAATTGTTACTTCATCAACTTTAGACAGTGACTTAGGCGCTTTGTTACCTGCCTCATTCAGCATACTATCAAACACATCAGTACTAAGATGCTTTACTGAACGATCTGCAAACAGAATATTGTTCACAGTAATATCGTTAATTGTTGCATAACGACGCTCTAGAGCAGAAACAAGACCTAGCTCTTCAAGCGTCTCTTTTGCCTTCTTAATCATTGATGCAGTTACAAGAGCAGTAGGTCGCTTATAATTAGCTGGTGCAACCTTTACTTCGTACTTCTTTACAGCGTCTTCAAGAGGTACATTCTCAGAGAGGTCTACTAGCAGAGTACCAATTACACTATTACGAATACGAGCTACTGCAGAATTGGCAGTAAGCACTCGTTCCCATACAAATAGTTTAACATCCACACTATCTTGCTCAGCATATTGCTCAGCATCAAGATATGCACATTTAAGGTTATAAAACTCCCTTACATTATGCAAATGCTCTGCACCACGATATAGAGTGTTTTGTGTAATGAGTTCCATTACAGTTTCAAGTGCATCTTCAGTGATACTATTTAATGCACGATACATCAAGTCAAAAGTAGACCGATGCTCACCCAGTTTAGAGTCAATCATGCCTTTACTACAGAAATGCTTACCTAGAATATGTACAAAGAAGTGCTCCCAAGTAGCAATACCACCATTAACAAATGATTCAAATGACCTATTGGCACCAGCAGTCCTCTCAGTATGCAAGAAGACATTTGAGATTTCACTGCTCTTAACAAGGGCAGACAACGCATCTGCAACTACTTGATAGCCACCCTCAGCCTGCACATCCCAAATACTAACTACTTTACCATCAATAATTGCTACAGCACCACCAATAGCTCTAATGAATTGTTTACAACAGTTACAATCATGTTCTGTACGCTGACGATAAAGAGGGTTAGTACCTTCTGGGAATGAGCCAAGATAAGTATCCCATAATGCATCCTTAGATACAGCTACACGGAACATAGGATAGTCGCTCATACGGCCAAATTGGACTGCAACAGCTTGTTTAAAATCAATAAAGTTCATTTGTAATCTCCAGGAAAATACGAAATAGCACGATCAAAGTAATACTTACCGTCTACACCTAAAGCATAAACATCATCTGGTGAATGATGCATTATTGCCTCATTTATCATTTATGTTGAGGAGCTACTTGTACAGGGCAACCAAACATCTGGATGGTAGTCATTTTCTAAGCTCCTTAATTGTATCCTCAACTAACCCATCGAACTGCTTTCTAGTATCATTCGATCTATTCTGTTGCTTTATCGACTCACTATCTGCTTGTTGCCAGTATGTCTGCCCTAATTGCCATGCCTTATTAAGAGTAATTCTTAATTCATCCTCAGTAATCATTTTGTTTCCTTAAACTTAGAGCATACATAAATCGGTTTGTACCTAAACATGTAACACCAGCCATTAGCAGGTACTACATTATAATCACATCTCTTACACTTCTCTTCATCTAGACGCTCAGGTACGCTAATGGGTTTCCATCCAACTGTAACCATGTTTTGCTTCTCCATCAGTGATCATAACATTAAACTCTTCAGCAGCATGCTTGAATGCCCAGTGAGCAATCTCTTTAGCCTTATCAATAGTTTCAGGCGTATCCTTAACTAAGAATTGACACTCATCATGATAAATAGTAAGTGGTTGCCACCAGATGCCCTCATCATTAAGCCTCTTACACATATGATAAATAGCAGACTTCACAGTAACACTCTCAAACCGTTGCAGAAGGTAGTTCAATACCTTATGGAAAGAATCACTATAAATCTTACTACCATCAATACCATAAATATAACCAAAGCCAGTATCACGCTTAGTAGATGCAAATACATTCTCAAGCTTCTTATTAAGTTCAGCCAAACCAACTACCTTCTCAGCAAACTTAGCCTTAATCTTAGCACCAAGAGTAGCATCACGCTTACCAGTGATATATAGCGCTGCTTTCTCTGCACCTACACCAAATAGGTATGCGTAAATAAATGTTTTAGCCTGTTTACGAGTTACTATAATATCATACCCAAGATCCTTCATTACAGCTGTAAGAGCATCAGCATTAGCTTGGTGAATATCACCATCAAGCACTAGATCAGTAAACTCTTGATTACCAAGATGATGACAGAATGCTCTCATCTGATTACCACTAGAATCACAGCCAATAATTACTGTGCCTGGGTCTGCTCTAAACAGGTCTCTAACTCGTGCACCCCATGCATTATCTACCCCTGGTACATTGGCAATAGTCTTATGGGTCATGCGTCCAGTGGGTGTACCAAAATTCATTGCACCACCATGAACTCTAGAGTTTTCATCACACGCTTCAATCCAACCCTTAAGAATATTGGCTCTTGAGTTAGTAGTCAAGTACTCATCGTATTGAACCCCTAGTGGACCTAGTAACTCTAACGATGATGAGCTAATTTTAGGAGAGACAATCTCCATTTTCTTAGTCTCTTCATTCCGTTTAAAGTTCCAATCATCAGGTTCCCATCCGATAGAGTATAACCAATGTTTAGCATCATCAGGGCTACTAAGTATGCGTCTATGGAACTCTACCCTACAATACGGCCCTTCTACTAAGCACCCTGAATACAGTCCGTTCTCAACTGGCACATTAAACCAATTAGCGAGATGTTGATGATAGTATCCTTTTACAGTCCACTTAGGGTACTTAGTCTCACCGACTGCAGTCCTAGACTGAAGACTGTCCATATCATGACCAGCAACCCTACTAATTTCTTTCGCAGGATCTTCTGCAAACGGTACATTAGATAAAAAGCTTTCAGTGTTAATACGATCTTTGATTATTACTTTAAGCCCCATTATTGGTTCAATGGTAGACTCTAACGCTCTTAGATCTACTTCCATTCTGGCAAGAAGATGTATGGCTTGATCTTTATCGAATAGCCAACCCTTAAGCTCTGCCTCTGCCATGAATCTGGCTGATGCATGCTCATTGCGAATGCTAAGTTTGAGCATTGGGTTTTTAGCAGCTTCTTTTGTAAACTCATTGATAAGATACTTATATACTTTATGCCCCACATTAACGTCTTGAATACAATAAGTGATCATTTCCTCAGATAACTGTGACCAGTCGTTAAATTCAACCTTGAGGTCACCAAGAGCTTGGGACCAAACTTCTAACCCATGCCCTTTATACCCAAATCTCCTAAACTTCATCATTTGTGAAAATAACAGTGTATCATGCAAGGCTGTATTTACATTAGGGGACCAATTAAATAACTTCTTAAGAATATTCAGGTCAAAATTGATAAGATTATGCGCAGCGATTACTTTTGCATTATTAAGGTACTCTTTCCAAGATAAATCACCATCCTTAAATACCCTTATCTCACCTGAGTCCATATCCTTAGTAACCATAACCCACATTTTTGTTGCAGTCTGAAGTAACCCATTTGTTTCTGTATCTAGGTAAATCCTCATGGTAAGTGCCTATAATTTTTATACGTAACAATATTCCAGATAGTGCCACGCTTGCAACCATATTGGCTACCTATCTGGTCGTTAGTTAGCCCCTCTTTTGAAAGTTTACGAATATTGGCGATATCCTCATTAGAGAACATTACTTTTCCAACCCCTACCTTACTAACTTCAGAGGCTATACTATTGTCAGTTTTACTTATAAGCAGTTGATCTCTTTTGTTAATTGCTTCTTCAATGGTATAGGCAGTTGCATAAGCTTTTTTACCATTAACTATTATTTGTACCTTAAATGCTTGATGGTAATCGCTCCAATGAATATTTCTTTCGCCTAATTGATTATCTACACGCGGAGCTATTTGGTTTTGTAGATTTATACTACTGGATACTTCACGCAAGTTCTCAATTCGGTTATCAGTTTTATTTCTATCAATATGGTCTATTTGCTTTCCAGGAGTAAGATTATTGTTAAACATGATCCATACTAGCTGATGAGTATACCAGAGTACCTTATCTATTCTAATACCGTAGTACCCATTAGCATTCATGAACCCTGCTTTTGCCCCCTTTCTGGCTAATGAAGAAACATTATAACGATAAAATAACTCACCACCCCTATACTCAAACCTCTCTAAGAGGAGCTCTCGTGTAGGGTGGGTTTCTTTAGAGAAGTTTGACATCACATTCCTTTCTATTGAATTTTTAGCAGGTACTTTGGAATTAGCACTTTAGTATTTCCCCTTGCTACTCTACGACATTGAACTACTTTAGTCGATTTATTCACAATATGAATGTAGTTGTTAGGCAACATAAGGATTTCATATGCGTCTACTAACCATTCCTGTATAGCTTTCACTACTAATTTCTTAGATGGCAAGTGAAATTCTACATATGCTTCGTCAGGAACACTAATTATCATGCTAGTCCTTTTTCATAGTAATTTCTGCTTCAGTAAAGGGATCCCATTTATTTTCGGGTTTACCTAGCCATTGGTCACGCTCACGAGCAGTAATCCAGCCATCACGGGCATCATTATTCATTATTCTCAATACTTCAGTATTGGGGTTATCTCCTTTGTACACAATAATAAATGAGTTATCAAAGTCAATATTATGTAACTCTTCCCAACGAGTGAATGTGTCTTTACGGACTCCTGTAACCCAGTCCATCTCCTCGTAGATATACTTCATCTTACTTCACTCCATTAACATAAAGGTCAGTCAGAGCATCCTTCATACTACTGATGCCACCATTGATAATCTTTATATTGCCACCTACAGACTTGATAATCTCCTGATGATTATGTGAAGCATGGTTCTTGTGGTATAGAATGACATCTGCACGCTTAGCCATAGACTTGAGCTGCTCAGTGCTATTACCAGTGCGATCATTCCAGAAATCAAGATCAAAGAATTCATAGAACTCTGAGGAGATGATACCTGCTTGATGGCTTAGTAAGCCTGTAATAAGCACCTTAGGCTTAGTCACTTTCTCCTTAGGGGCTTTGTTAAGAAATCCATCACGTGTAATCTTAGGTGCAACCTCTAGCACCAAGTCTTCAAGACCCATCATAATCTCTTGCTTAATCTGCTCTAGCATCCTTTGAGCAATATTATGCGCAGCCTCAGTAATTAGCGTATCCAAGCTAGGCATAGTATTCTTGATGGTAAACGGTAGCATTGCTGCTGCTTCTTTAACTTCGATCATGGCTTCTTCAACCTCTTCTTTAATTGATTTCTTAGCTAGCCTATAATGACGAACTTTCCTACCATTATCTCGCACCATGGTAGTGACTGTTATTTCTTCCTTTTCTACTAGTGCATTAAGCTTGGCAAATACGATTGAGCTAGAGATGTTAAAATGTGTATGTAAGTCTGCTGCTGTACTGTTAGGATGATCCTTTAGATAATCCAGGATCATCTCATTAGAGACCATTACGGGCGGTTTACGCTTCCTTGCTTCAATATTCATTTTATAATCCTCAGTAGGGGAGAGTCACCCCCTCCCCATTATTTAATTAAAACACAGGTTCGTCAGGAAGGTTATCATCACCCAACTCAGACGGGTCAATGACCTCAGTATCAACAGAGTCAAACTCTTCGAAGTCACCAGGCTTCTTGTGGTACACAATATGCTTGATAACCTGAACAGCCTGAAGACTAGTAGCAATACCCTTTACACCTTCAAAGGTGTAATCATACTGGAAGATACGGATATTACAAATAGACCCATTACCAATAGAATTCGGGTCAATGGCTACAAGATTACCATTGACAACCTTGGGAGGATCAGCCTTAGTGCCATCAGTCTTTACAGCGTTCTTGGCAATATTAGCGGTATAGAACACACCAACATCATCCTCTTGCATCTTAGTCTTGATATTAAGCTCTTTCCATTCTTTATTCTGTGCCTTATCACGAGTAAAGATTTGGATAGACCAACGCCCAGTCTTCTTGAGCTTAGTGCTGGGACGCTCAGGATTCAGTTGAGCAAAACGAACTTCTACGTTCTTTAAAATAGTCATGTTTCTGCCTTTGCAGTTAGGTTAGGTTGCGCGTTATTCTGTAGATAAGCAGGAGGTTCCTCATGCCCTACAGGGTTATAGTGGAAGATAGACTTATGAAACCTATAAATCTTATCTATACCACGGCCTTTGATGAAGGCAACCACTTCATCATAAGTTTTGAAATGTTGCGGTGCTTGAGTAATATTCTTTACACGTTGCCATTTACCAAAGATACCATGCTTAAGCGATACTTCCCAATCACCTGAATACGGATTTACTTCAATCTTAAATTTCATGGCGCATCATCTCCCATATCTTCTTCATCATCTTTAAAAATAGTATTCCAATCATTTTCTGTATAACCAGTCATAATAAACTCACGTTGGCTAGCAGTTAAATGAGGGAACACATCTTGTATCAAAGCGCTACTAGTAAGCCACGCCCTATATTCCTCTTCAGAAATAGGAATATCAAGAGTATTTAACTGACGAGTAAGTGGGCTTCTCATAGTAATTAACATTTTTCACTCTCCACATTAGATAATGCTACAGATTTAAGAATATTAATGCAGCTCATATTAAACTTACTTGGAATATAGTAAGCAGTACCTCCACTGTTACTAGTAGTATTATACAGCAAAGTATATCTACCACCATATAGTTGTTCAGCTACTTCAAATACACCTGCAGTTTCAGTGATATCCTTCATCTTTTCTACAGCAAAGTTAACCACCTTAATACATTTGAGGTCATTATAAGACTCAACTAAACATGGTGCACCTCCTAAGAGATAGTCCCAGTCAAATTCTACAAAGCCATTCACTTCTTTTGCCTCTAGCTTCCCTACTGCTACTGCCATACTAAGTATAGTAGCAAGAATATCTGCTACTACTTCAGCAGGCCAGGTTTCCATTAGCTCTTTAAGTTGCTTTGGTGCTTGTAGCATCAATCTTCCTTCTCAAAGTAGTTATTTACAACAGCTTTCTTTTCATTGTAGTACTCTTCAGGAACACTCTCCTCAATGGAAGTAAGCCAAATACCACGAGTGAGTTCAAGAATCATATCACGATTATCATTCAGTAACTGAATAGAGAACTGGTGAGTAGGGTCTTTGCAGTAGTCAACACCTTCTTTCATTTTAAGCTTATGCTTGATAGTGTATGTAACTGCGCCTTGTACATCTGGAGGAACTGCTCTAGGGGAAATACCAAGTTGATTTGCAATCCAAACTTTAATCTTTTCCTTACCTTGTACAAGTTCCTTATGCTGTAACTGAGCTAACTCTGCAATAGCCTGGAATTGAGTCAGCATAGGCTTCATCTCTTCCTTCATCATTTCAGCGAACCCAGTCTTAATGAACTGCGTAATATGATCAGGATTTAAAAGTGCACCTGCAGTTACATTACCATGTACATCCTTAACTGCTTCACGGCCACCAGTCATGCGGGTATGTTCGTCAACAATAACATCCAAGTAATCTGGATATTGGCGGGCTATATACTTAATAGTTAAATCGTATGGTACAAGATAACAAGGATAGTATTTACCACGATCATCCTTATAACTATGTGGAATTAACACTGGCTTATCTGTAGAGATTTCAGTGGATTTGGCGTCGCCGACGGCGCTCACTCCACTTTGTTTTTCTACAAGTCTATTGAGACTACGCATACAATCTGCAGGGCGCTGTCCAGTAAAATCAGCAAGCTTCACCGAATTTACATAAATACCATCTTGATATTGCACAAAAAGGTCGCTCAGTTTCTTTTGCATTGCTTCTTGATTACCGATCTTGGTATTCATTTGTATTACTCCTATTGATTTAATCAGATGAAATTATCTGATTTGATACCCATGTGAGCCAAGCTAATATCTGCATCAATATGTGGTATGATAGCAGTATTCATTTCAATAAGCTTACGTAGTTTATCCTTAAGCTTCTCTGTTTCCTTTTGTTTAATACCAATAAAATCACGTTTATTTAAATCCTCAAGTATAGCCTTATACTCCTTAGTACTGCTCTTAAGTCTAGAAGATAGCTTTTCAAGACCCTCTAATGTTTGAATCTCCTCATTGGATGAAAGATGCATATCATTAATAACCTCTTCTTTAGTCATACCATACGCATCTGCAATAGCATCTACTTTAAAGTATATCTTACCATCTATTACTCCAGTAAACTTATCTGGCATACCCACTCCTATAGAAAACAATACTCAGCCTTAGCAACTTCTAGTATGTTGAAATTACCAGTCTTTACTTCCAAATCATCAATACCCAACTGTTTAAGAAGATCACCAAGAGGGTTATTGTAATACAACATAATGAAACTACTTCTGACGTCTTCATGTAGTTGCTCCATACCACCAGCTAATGTACCAAATGAATCATGTACAGTTACTAGTGGCTCTTTACAATAATGTGCAGTAAGCATTAGATGTGTTGCATCCATACTATGCACAATATTTGGTGGTGCTCCAGTCTTTTGTTTAGAAGGACTTTCGCGTTTATTGTTATTATCTCGAATAGATAATGACAACGTATCATCGTAGTATGGGGCCTTGACCTTAGTTAGTTCACCAATACGATAATCTTGCACTACTGGAAAATTAACTATAGGGGTATTCCATTCCAAAGATTTACCTACATTACCTTTGCGTTTACCAGCAGTTTCAAATAACTTAAGTAGTGCTACACTGGTAGGCATAGCCTGTTCCATGGTATCGTACACAATCTGGCCTAACCAAATAGCCCAAGCCCTGTCCATGCCTTCTAAATAATCAATACCATGCTTAGGAGCGTCTTCAATAATCTGTTCACCAGCCCCGAAACGGGTTACGCCATAGACCATTGTCATAACCCCTCTCTTAACAAGCTTTCTACGCTCATTAGCTTCTTTTACTTTCTTCCAATAAATTGGTGCAGCTTCTTTTATATGAGCTTGATACTTATGCTTAAATTCCTTTACTTCTTCATATAAATCCTTAGTCTCATCCTTATCAGCAGAGTGTATAATACCCTTACGTAGCCTACTGACTTCTTTTATTATCTCTTCTAGCTTATCAACATTATCTACCTTCATCTCATTTATACGTTTCCATACAAACTCAGAGATATACTTATAAAGATCTTGAACAGACTTATTAGCGCAAAGATTAGTATGATAAGCAGTTTCTTCATCTCTAGTTAAAGCTGAGAGATGTTGACTTCCATTGTTGCTTCCGTCTACATAGCATATTAACCGAGACACAAACTTCTCTACATCCTCACCGCTAGCACGCCATTGCTGAATGAGAGCTATTTCGATACAGGCAGCTAGAAATTGCCAGGGAGAATCTGCATCCATCCAACCAGTAAACTCATCTGGGTTATTAGCATAGTTTAAGAATACGCCCATATTATCGTTAGCCCACTCTACTCTTTGCTCTAATGATAATTTGTCAGATTTAACACCATAAGTGGTCTTACCTGCCCAAGTTGATGCTAGGGCATGCTTAATCCACTTTTCACCATGAACACCAAGCTCCTTACCCTCAGCTAGTAGTAATAGACTCTTAGCTAAGTCAGTACTTTGTTCATTTAGAAAGCCAGTAGCGGGGTAACAACGGCCTCTAAAATCGAAGAAGTATTGATGATAAAAGACCTTGCTCTGTAGCTCTATACCTAGGTTTATGATAGTCTCAGCAAGTCTTTTCTTTGACTCTCTAGCCACAGGGTTAGAAGACTTGTAGTACTCCTTAAACACCTTAGTATTATCCTTAAAATGCTTAAGAGCTACTGATAGAATATTAGTATTGATTACCCATCCTCTATTGAATAATTTATGCATCATTTCAATAGCCATAGGCGTACTCGCCTCAGTCAACCTAGCCTTGCTCCTCCTTATTAGCTTCTTAATTGGAATAGGGCATGGCGTAAATGTAGGCTTGATTGCTGCTGCTCTAGGCCTTTCATCCCATAGGGATTTAATCTTAGACTCTTCTATATTTACAAAGATACCTTCATTATCTTCAATAATAACTTCGAATAAACCTACTAAAGAAAAGCACTTTAAGAAGAAACATCCAGTTTTACCTGCTGCATCTGGGAAATTCTCAAAAGAACTACCTGACTGCTTTAAAATAGTTTCACCTACAGTAGCAACGATAACATTTACATTTGTATTATCAGCCATTAGATATGTAGCTATCATATCAAATGCTATATCTGTAAGACGACTGATGCTTACGCCACTCTCTTCATTTAAAAAATCCAGGAGAGGTGATTCAAATTGATCATTAAATGTCTGACTTTCTACTGCTGTATACAGTATCTCCCTCTTCACAACAAATTCTCCATTTGACAAAAATAATATGATAAAAGTAGGAGGGAACGGCCCGAAGGCCGTCCCCAGGTACTAATAGAGAATACCTTGCAAGACTCCTATAAATGTGTATATTACCACAGTCATAACAGCCGTTGCAATAAAGCCTAATACTGATAGGTCTAAGATAAGCTTAAACAAGGCCCATAAATTAACATACACTATTCGGACTATTAGTGAGAATGTCATAATTACCTCTAAATATAGCCATTAACTCCAAGAAGTAACAGCAAGCCAATAAAGTGCTGCAAAGGCTATTTTAATTCCAGCTACTATAATAATCACGAATATTGTAGAGGGAAGCATTATTGATAATACTAATAGAATAGTCAGCTTAATTAGCTCACCCATACTATTACCTCCTTAAGCCTAATAAAATACCCACTTGGGACTATGGTTAACTTATTAGACACAATACTCATGTTATTACCTTTCTAGTGAAGCCCTACTATTTTGTCGAATCGTATATTTGCAGTATCACGATGTTTTTTGAAACGAGCGATCAATGCTCTAATGAAGATTTCAGCCAGTATGGTTGACGTAGCTAACTGTAGCTCAAAGGTAGTTTTGAAAAGTGATTTACCCTTCTTTTGGGCCATCAATAACTCCACTGACTAAATTCTTCACTTAGAGCTACCAACTTAGACTTGATATAAGACTTAGTTGGCTGTACAACTGCAGTATTTAAAGGCTTGATCACGCCTTCATTTACTGGTACTACTACTCGATTATGCACAAGCTCCCCAACACTCGCTTCAGGAACCATTGCATTATTGAGCTTCTTTGTTACTTCAACATTCTGAGCAAGAAGCTGCTCATTCTGTTCTTTAAGTTCTACTACACGCTTAGAAAGCTCCTCATGCTCCTTACGAAGAACTTTCAACTCGTTTACAACAGGAGTGATAGTTACAAGCTCAATAAACTGATCCTGAGTCATGATATTATTGAGATCCAGATACTTCATGATACTCTCACTGTTGGTGATCACACCTACCAACATTGCAGCACTAACAATACAGATAGCTGCAAGTGAGACAAGAGCCAATACTATCCCTTGAATAGCTTCAAAGAAGTAGATTGCAAAGCGAGCAACAGGATTGTACTTAACGATGGCGTTCATTTGATTCTCCTAAACTAATTAAAAATAGAACTTACGACGTGCTTCATACTTCAGTCTTGCAACCTTCTCCTCATAGAGTTCAGACTGATACTTCTTGAGACGTGATGCTTTGTCTTCAATGAAGATACCAACTGTATACTTTATGGCACTACTGAGAATGTACCAGACTCTTTTAAACGGTCTAACCTTACTTACCTCATAAACTCTTGTTGCTTCCCCTTCTATTACATCTCTCATTTAGACTTACTCCGATTAGTAGTAGGCCTAGCTGGGGCAAATGATTCAATAACCTTGTTACCGTAACGGTCATGAACTTGATATCCACCATTAGAGCTGTGGTAGATCTTAGCGCTATCCATTGGAGTTACTGGCCCTTTGTAACCCTCATAAGCACAACCAGAGGTGATAAGAGTTAACACTATAAGTAAAAATTTCATTGCATCTGCTCCATAAGTTTTTCAACAGAGTTCACATAATTCATCATAGTTTGATAACCCTTTTCAGAGTCTGCACTAGTAGCACATTCCTTGTTAAACCCTGAAACCAGCTTATCACGGTTCTTGTACTTCTTAAATGCATTCACTACACCAATTGAGTACTTGCTCATAAAAGTCATAGCAGTTCTTTGCGGTATAGTAAGGGCTACATACTTCTTTTCAAAGGATAATTCGGCAGCTTCCATTGAGTTACCGCTTTTATCTATATCGTTGTAAGTTTCAATCAGGCCACCAGTGATTTCACAGAAATTAGCCTTTGAAATACCAGCAAAAGCATTGAAAGAAACAAGAGCAGCAATGATCATAATCATCTTCTTAAACATGGTAATACTCCTAAGTTAAATTGACATAGACACTCTCCCGAGTGTTTCGCTCATTTAGAGCTCTTCAGTATGTCTTACTTTCCTTCCACATAGTATGGCCACACAATGGGTACAGACTGATGCCCATTAAGCAAACACACAATGTGAATATTGTTTCGCTCTTTTTCAGGATACTTGCTAAGAGCATTATCAACTACGCGGCTCATATCACCATGGTAAGTGGTATGGAACAAGTCATACTCCTGAGTCTCAGGGTTATAACAAACTGCAGTTACCTTTTTGCTCGTGTTCATTTACATCTCCTTGATTGAAAGCCACTTGATCATAATACTATCTTCATAAAGTGTAACCCTAAACTCGCCAGGAAAGCAGAACTTGTACTGCATAAGCACTCCCATATCATGGCTACTCAGGGTTACACCACCCTTTTTCAACAACTCCTTAACTTCTTCTTCAGACATTTTAAGCCCTTTAAATTAAAATCCTTCAGGATGAATTTGTAAGAATTGCAGCATTTTCTTACGGTATCTTGGAATTACTTGCGGATAATACTTTTGAATATATTCATGAAGCTGAACAATATCCATAGTACGCTTACGATGTGCCTGTAAAGCAGCAAGTGCAGACGGTGGTATCTCTTTCTTTTTAGGTGCTTCTGGGAAAAGATCTTCTACTAAATTAGACATTTATTTCTCCTTAATGGTGCCCGTAGTGGGGATCGAACCCACATGACTTTCGTCGCTGCGTTTTAAGCACAGTGCCTATACCAATTCGGCTATACGGGCATTAGCCTACTTCAAATCAGGGTACAGCTCGTATATCTCATCATTAATCATCGGCTGGCCATATCCATCTTGAAGGATAAAATCGCCAGTCCTTTGGTCTATTCGAATCTGAATATACTTTACAGTAATTCCTACTTTCATCCAATTAGTGGGCGACCTTTTAATTGCATTACTAACTGCAGTAGTAGCCCTTACTAGCTCTTCTGCATAAAACCACCCATTAAGTTTATCTTGTTTCACTTGATTCCTTCCACTTGTTCAATTTCAACTAGTTTAAAAATCCGATACAGAGAATTAGGGTTAAGCCCACTAAACTCTGCTACGAACTGATTCGCTTCTTCCTGGCTAAACAACGAAGGCCATGAGCCCCTATTGCTACAAAGTTCACCCTGAGGGTAATCTTCATCGAATACCAGAATTGCGAGATCCTTCTCTAATGCTTTACCAAAAGACATACAAATAACCTCCAAAAATTAATGCTACCATTAGTGATGCGCAGAAAATATCCATTCCGAGACTAGATTTCATTCTATGCCTCTAACTACTTTGAATCACGAATATTACTGAACAGGTAGATAGCCAGACTGATCACAGAAATCATGAAACCAGTCTTACCAGATTCAGCCACAACACCTTCATAAACTTCTTGATAAGTAACACGCATGGTATTTCTCCTAAGTAAAATTAAACTACATGAAATTCAACCATTGAAGCTACTCTTTCGAATAGCTCCTAGTTTGAATCTATTACAAGTACTTGCCCATCAACTGCTTACCAGCATTCAAAGCCTTGTTACCAGCAGCAGTTGCAGCGTCCAATGTAGCTTGTGCAGCCTTCTTAGTCTCTTCCAGAATCTGGGAGTCAACATAAGTGGTACAGGCAAGCTGGATCGGTTCTTGACCCTTGAAGCGATCTGCAAGATACAGATGCGAGACTATCACAGAGCCAGCGCCAAGAGCAGCGCCAGAGATAGTATCAGCAACAAGAATCGTTGCAACAGTACCAGCGGCCATTGGAGGTGCAACAATAGCGATAGTAATACCGGATGCAACTAGCATTACACCACCACCGTATGCAGCACCTGCACCAATCGACTTCCATACTGCACTTGCTTCACACTGGTTTATTCGCTGAGCACGAGTCTGCTCAGCAGCCTTAACTTGTGTGGACAACAGTGCCAAAGCGATAACAGCAACAATAGCAACAATCAAAGATTTCTTAAGCATGGTAATACTCCTATTTAAATTAAACTACAGTAAGTGATACCTCTTTCGATATCATATAAGATGGATAGAAACCCAAAGTTAAAAACCAAGTTATTTTGGATCAGGAACGTGAGTGTAAGATTTATTGTTACGAATGCTCCACATCGTTTTTCTAGATTGACCATAAGACTTTGCTAAGATTGTGTCTGACATATTTGGTAATTTCATTAGCTGCTTAATTTCAAACACTTGTTCATCAGTAAGTTTACAAAGCCAATTTGGGTACACTCGTTTACTGTCATCCCTTAATCCTGTTGAAATTGCATGCTGTTGTTGATGTGACCAAGAAGCCCACTCAAGATTAGTAAGGGTGTTATTAGCCTTATTACCATCAATATGATTAACTGAGGATAATTTATCGGGGTTAGGTATGAATGTTTCAGCAACCATTCTGTGTACATGAATTGTAATTGCTTTTCCACGAAGCTGCCCCCAAAGTCTAACTAGTCTATACCCATCCTTATTGGGTGCAGGGTTTAATTGAAATCCGGTGTTTATATTTTTAACATTACCAAACGTAGAGATTGCATAGTGTGTACTTCTAAACTGCTTCCATATTTCTTCAATCATAATTTCTCCTTGGATATTTGTATATCAATTAAGATGGAGAAGACGGCGCAGTTATTTTCTCTGCTTTTTAGGCTCTTGTGACCCTTCATAAAACTTCTTGAGTGTAGATGCAACCGTGAAGTATCCATTAAGATTGCAATTACCATTCTTAAGGTTACCATCTATGTTGCATTGAAATATTGTTTTCTTATCCTTTGCAGGTAAGATTGTGATACGGCTATATTTGCAGATGTTGCATTTATAGAGTGGGAGGGTCATTACTAGTAGCCCCTTCTAATTTTTCTTTATTAATCTTATTTCTAAGCCTATACCTACATAGGCTAGAGCAACATTTTTGTTTCTGTCTAACTCGTTCAAATACCTTACCACAAAAGCCACATGGCATTTGTTTTTCAATACGTGCTTGTTGCTTAAGTAACTCCCTATGTTTTCTGAGCTCCTCTTTCTGTTCTGCAATGGATGATGAGGTAAGCTCGCTCTTACGCTCAACTGATGTCACCATTTTCTTGATCTTAGCCATTTATATTCTCCTATCTTAATAGGGGTTCGTCCACTTCTCGCAGGTCTCCCGACGTCCGCTTTGCCGATACCCCTATGATGCCAACCCCGAAAAGCGGACTACGGAGCAGGACGGGGCAAACATCCGGTTTTTCCAAAGTAGCTAGAATTGGACGTCCATGATTAATTCTTACGAATCAAGGGCTTATCGCTACGTTGCCCCCGACCCAGGTCTGACTGCTTCGACACAAAAGCGGACTAATATCATATATTACTATATAGGCTGTCCATTTAATAATTGCTGGATTTTGGATTAATAGCCCCAAGTATTTCTACTTAGGGCCACCAATCACACTAACTATTAACCACCGTAATGGCTAACCTCAGGACGCGGCACATCAACAACACCGCCTAGACCAGTATTAGGGCTAACCTTAACACGGCAAGGACGGCCAACTGCAGCGTAAGCTTCTGCTACAATAGGGGAGCCACACATAATTTCCTTAGCTACATCTTTCTCACCAATAGCTACAATCTCGCGTGCATGGAGACGACGAATACATTCTTCGTCCTTCCAAGTGCTACCAATACTAAGGCCAAAGCCAGCACCAGCACCACCAACAGTGGAGGAGCCCATACAGGTTTCAGTAAGAGTAGTCGTCAATGCAGGAGCATACACTGTCGGTACATTCTTAACAGTAGTAGTACCACTTGCACGAGTGCTAACTTCAGCAGGAGAGTTAAAAGTGTTAGTTAAGGTAACACCTTCATTCGAGCCAGTAGAAGCAACAGCACCAGATGCAGACTGAGCCTGACTAGCACTACCACTCACTGCCTGACTCTCTTGGGCATGAGTAGGCGTAACAACACCCATCATAAGAGCAGCTGCACTGATTACAACAATAGACAGAATATGCTTCATTTATTACTCCTTAGGCTCGGGAAAGAGATCAAGCACCTTACCAATAGCGTCTTTCAAATTCTGAAGAGCTTCCTTGAAAGTCAGATCAGATGGCGGTGGTTGATGATCATCAGCAACAACACCAGTTTGTCCAGTATCACCCATATACTTCTCCTTTTAGGAGGCCCAGGATAGAATTATTCCAGGCCTATTACTACTTAACTAATTAGAACGGATTAACAACAGGCAGCGGGGCCGGATTGACACCGATGGTCGTGAAGTTACCAGTGGCACCACTAGTGTTACCAGCTTGAGCACCGTACAGGGAACCAGCACCAGCCAGACCAAGAGCACCACTCACCGAGTAACCCTGATTGGCAGCCTGACCACCTTGACCAACAACAACGCCATTCGGTCCAACAGCACCACCAGCAGCACCAGACTGTTGAGCCTGAGCACCAGAGGTCGTACCGGCAATACCAGCAATAGCGGCAACCGAGCCACCACCAGTAGCAACACTAGTAGCACCAAGGGAACCAGCCTGAACCAAGCCAGCATACAGGTTGAAGGCGTTAGCAGCAGAAGCGGCAAACATAGCAACAGCAATAACGAACAGCTTTTTCATGATAAATCTCCTAGAAGGAAAATTGATAACAACGTTGTTGCCTGTGCAACATATTAGTAGGTACAGGCTTCCCCACTAAAACAAACACTTTTGATATAATACTTCTATATCATATAAGATGGATGTTTTCCAGCTACACAATAACCCACCCATAAACGCCAGGCTCCCAGATATTATTACCAGCACCATCAGCCTGACTAACTTGCCAAGTACTACCATTATGGGTGCATAGATCACCCTCATTGGTAAATGGATTGACCAATTTATAGGCATCATACTGATCTAATGGTTGTACCCAAGGCAGTGCTTCACCTGGAATTTTAGCCATACGAACCAATGCAGGAATAGCTGTAGGATCAGGGTACACAGCAGTATCATATTCTTGAATCACATACCATAATACATCTGATTCATCCTTATATAATCCAGGAGATACAACACCAGTCAATAATTCTGCATCCATACTCCACTGTGTACCACTAGCCAAAGCAGCTTCAGATGTCATTTCAGGAGGATTATCCCCTTGAGTAATAATAACACCAGAAATAGCTGCTACTGCCGCTTCAAACACAGGGTCACCCCATGCATGAAGCAATGCTACACTTGCAGTAGGTCCAGCATAAGATGGTACACTAAAATTATTAGGTCCAAACCCTTGTAACTCTAGGGCTTCATTTGCTGATTGCATCTCTGCAGCAGGAATAGCTGCACTAAAATTACTCATTTCTTCTCCTATTTAGGCGGATTATTGACAATGATATAATCAAAGACAGCCATTTTGATTTGATCAATCGGGAGTAAAGGTTCTACCGTTACTTCAACATTAGTGAGGATAACGCCAGTCCCAGGAACTGGAATGTCAGGTAAAGTGAATGTCTGTTTACTCATTTCTTCTCCTCTTTCTTAGCTTGTATTGCTGTGATTACTTCCTTAGAGGGACTTTCTACATCCCTATTAAAAGCCTGTTCTGTACAAAAACCAAAACAGATAAGACTACGAGCTTCATTCTTACTAGCACAACCACTAATAAGAAGGATTAATATTACTGCTGATATTTTGTACATATTACCCTTTCTATTGTTTAGTGAGTTCTGATAAATTCTTCTAAAAGAACTTGCTCTTCCGCAGTAACTGCCCTAGTAAGAAATACAAAATGATTAACTCTAAATGGAGTAGCAGTAAAATCATTAGGAAGCTCTTTTGTGCTCATTGATACAGTATTTCCTGTGGTAGGCCCTGAAGATGTAGTAAGAACATTATTAAGTATTGCACTAGCAGTCTGACTACTGCTTCCAGACCATACATGAGAATTAAGTTGTCCAGCAGTATTAAGTGTATTAGTAGTAGTAAAGTTCTTATTTAGCAAAGTTCCACTAAGTTTTGCTGGAGCTGTACTTACCTGAATATATGTTCCTTGCCAATCATATATATACATTCCTGATACATTAGAACCTAGTGTAAAACCTATTCCAACTGTAGCAGCATTAAGAGATACAGTAGTTGGAACCGGCCTAAGTAGTACGCGATCATCTACTGCATCAAATGAAAGTCTTAATTTCCCACCAACATCAGCTACTACTGGCATCCTACTTGAACTAGATTGATCGTACTTAAAGGTATTACTACCAAGTCCGATTATCTTATTTTTCCATAATCCTACTGGTTGTCCAACAGCAGTAACAGGTATAGTTCCAGAAGAATCTTGGAACATCGTATCAAAATCAGTGGCATCAAACCAAAAGCCTGTTTCATTATTCTGAAACAAATCAGCAGGAGTCCAAAGACTAGCAGGAGGACCTTCTTCTTGCTTTCCAGAAATAAGGTCAAAGATCATTTTGAATCCTTACACATCATAACACCACGCCATGTAGCACCACCATCTCTAGTATAAAAACCTAGGATATCAAGACCAGCAGTAGTGAAGGTAGGAACAGTGCCACCAGCCCACTTAATACCGCTCCACCACGTAATAGCGTAAGCTCCACCATTAGTAAGCTCTAATACAAAACTTGTTACATCATTCACCGCTGCTACATTAGAGACAGTGAAGGTAGTAAGAGCAGTGATAGTCTTAGAGAAAACTGCGCCAAGAGAGCAGTCTATATTAGCAGCTGCAACAGCGTTATATTGTTCAACAATAGCCGCATTAAATGTTTGCTTAACTGAGAAGACATTATCTGCATTAGTAGCAGCCTTAGCGTTCCATGTGCTCTTCTCTGCATCTGTCACAAACCGATTAGAAGAGTCTTGGGTGATAATTGAAGGTGGATGAGAAGCAGGGTGAGTATAGTTATTAGCACCAGCAGCAATACCATCCAGCTTACTGGCTTGAGCTGAAGTCATGTGACCAGCAGCAGAAGCTGTAGCAGCAGGCATACTAATGGCAGGAGCAGTACCACCAGAAGATACTACTGGGCTAGTGCCTGTCACACCAGTTACTGTGCCATTTCCTTTAGCATTCCAAGTAGCTTTTTCTGTATCTGTTACAAATCTATTGCTAGCATCTTGAGTAATGATTGCAGGAGGGTGAGAAGCAGGGTGAGTGTAGTTATTAGCACCAGCAGCAATACCATCTAGCTTGCTCTTATCAGCAGCAATCATAAAACCATCTGCTGATGTAGTAACAGCAGTATGAGTATGATTTACATCTGCTTTAGTAGCATCGCTAGGATGGGTATGGCTTATATCAGACTTACTAGTATCACTAGGGTGAATATGATCACCACGACTATATTCAGTAGCTATACCTGCAGCAGCAGACCCATCCATAATAGGTAGAGTATCTGATGGGGTTCCACCACCTCCACCCCCACCAATTGCTTGAATATCATTATCTAATTCTTGTAATGCTGTTTGAACCGTAGTTGCTATAATAGTTCCAGATGGCTCAAATGAAGTTCCTGCAGCTGTTTCAGCATATTTATTTGCCTTACCTTCATCTTGAGGATGCACATGGTCACCCCTAGAAGTAACTTCTAGCATACCTGGATTAGCTACACCAGGCGCTGATGGAGGAATATCAGAGAATGGAGTCCTTGATAACGATTCCCAACCTGTTCCAGTAAGACCTTCAAAATCATCATCAGTAGTATTAAATCTAATAAGGCCTGCTGCAGCTACAGGCCTTTCTTCTGTTGGGCCTGATGGTAAAGCAGCTGCACCAGTATCACTATTTTTATAAACTGTATTGCTTGTTTCAGCCTTGTCATTATTTAGATTAATAAAGTTTTGATCTAATTCATTATTAGTTAGAGGAGAGCCCTTACCAGCCCTAGTGATAATGGTTGTCATGGCTCACCTCATTTAGATTGGATATTCCAAGTAGCAGAAATAGAGTCATTAACTCCTTTAGGAATAGTCGGGAAAGTAACACGAGATACCATAGTGCCTCCACTTGCAGCATTAAATAGGCCTGCCTCATTCAGATCACCAGTAGCAACACCAGCACCGAATGTTCCTGCGAAACGAGCAGTATCATCTAATACATCAGTAGTAGCACCACTAGCAGAAGCAACGGCACGACCTAGCTCAGACCCGAGAGATGCATCTTCAGGGGTAGGTGCGGTAGCACCACCGCCTAACGCAATATGGGAAATAGTAGCAATTGATAAACCGGCAGTCTTTTTAGCTAGATAAGCTAGTCCAGTGTTCACAATCAAATTCTTAAACTCATAATGACCTTTAAGCTTACCATCTGGGTCAAACAAATCAATAACAAGCGATCCAATTTGTTTATTTGTTTCTACAACATTGTTCATACAACCTCCTGGTTAAAAGGGGACACGGTAGTCTTCTACATAGTCTTCAGCAAAGTACGTCGGGTCTGCATAGCTAGATACCCTAAGTAATCCAATATCTGTTCCACCCATCACATCATCAAGGCCTACTACAATAGTTGCACCTAGACGAAGATCTTCTACTACCTGATTAGCAACTTCATTGATATCAGGCATCCTACTAAGCCGAACATAACTCATTAGCTCAACATTAGTAGCTATAGAAGCTATATTCATTTCACGAACAGTCTCTTCAGACAAGACTTCTATTGGAGAGTATAAATCACTCAGTGTTAAATACATATCTTTCACTAACTCTAAAGACTCACTTCTAATATCAAAATCTGTTGGTACAATTCCTATCTCGAGAATAAAAGTTAATTCTTCTGCCCATAGAGCTACTTCTCTAATCTTTCTAACAGGTAATACAGGGATAAACTCTTGTTGACTAAGAATCATGCCGTAATCAACTGCAAGATCTAATGGTGGAACATCTACTATAGCACTAGACGTGGGGATAGATACAGAAGTACCCGAGGATGGGCCTTCAACTACAAATGCTGGAGTCTTTAGTGTAATAGTAATAGTCATGGTTATGCATCCGGTACAGTCTCAGTAGGGCTATATTGCAGCTCTACTAAACCACGCATAGGTTTCCATGTCTGAGGGTAAGCAAAGGAAGAAGGCTCAGTTACTCTTAATTCAAAGAAGCCGTATATCTTAGAGTCTGCTTCAGGCTGAACTGCCCATGCAGGTGAAAGACTTAGTGTTTTAGGGAAACGAATATACACAACATTATTCACATACTCTGTCCATACAGGGTCTGTATCAGGTGGGGTGCTACTAGAATAGTTACTAGTATAAAAGTTAATATACGTTTTACCAGCATACAAGACTACATCATTAATCTGGTAAAGGATTCCTTCTAACCATTCTCCACGATACGTTGGATATCGCACCTGAAGCTTAGTCTGATTACCGTTAGGCTTGACATTAGTAGGAGGAGTAACAGCACCAACTTCGTTATCTCCTTCAACAACCACAGCCTCATACACATATCCACCAGACACATTTTCAATAAACTTTAAGGTAACAGGGTATTCAAGCTGCTCCCCTTGGACTATTGACCACAATACAGACCCAGAGTCTGATTGTAGATCAGTAGTAGTGTCTGCTAGCATTGATCTAGCCATTTCAGCTCCTTACTGTGTGTTAGTTGGAGTAGTCCATCCCCTACAATCATTTCTGGAGTAGTGAATAGATTCTTTATTTCTTCATCAGAAGCTGCATGTAATAATTCGTCTTCAACACCATTAGTGCTATGACTAGTTACAAATATACAGTCTGATAATGTCTTTACTACTTTTTGTGTTCCTTTACTTGCTTGAATAATTAAAGGGGCATCGATTCTTGTTAACCCCTTTTTATCAGAGGACCATACCATGGCAGACCCCTTTATAACCATGAATACATGATCAAACTTATGGACTCTACCGATTACAATCATCCCCTTAGGAACTACTAGTTCACGTACATAGACACCAGGGGCAAAGTGATGATGCACTTCCTCTTTATAAGGAACTACACCACCACCTTTTCTTACCTGAACTCTCGTATTTGATACTTGCAACTGAGAGAGCTTCATTATTACCTCATATTGAGTATGGGTCTATTACAATCAACTCGTCTATAGTGGTTGCATTTGCTATTAGTAGTTTAAGATTAACATAATTATTATGGAGAGCTACTGCCCTGATAACACTAAGTGCTCTTAATTGATTTACTTGATTATTATTTAAAGTAACCAAAGTACCCGAATCATCTCTAAGAATACACCCACCTTCTAGATCACCAGGAAGCTCTAACTCTTTATTAAGGAATGTGAATGTATGGCCTATAATAGAAAATGTACGAGTCCCAGTGTTGCCCATAGCAATATTTAAATCAATAAATTTCTTTTGTCTTAATTCCTGTCTTAATTCCTCTATATCAGGTAAGGTTTGATACTCACCATCAATATAATGAGTACTACCAGGTGGGTAATCTTCCTCAACAATAGTATACTGAGGCCCATACAAGTTTTCAGTATTAGCAGCAGGTGTCACAACCTCTAGTATTTTACCAGCTGAATCAAGTCTTAGAAGAGTAGTCATCTTAATAATCCTATAACTTGTAACGAAAGTCTACCTTGAACAACAGAGCCATCACTAGTATAAACATAAGCTCTGAACACATGACCACCAGCTGATACATTAGCAACAACCCCAGCATTAGCCATAGCAGTTACCCAGCCACCCTGTGATGAGAAGCTAAATTCACTAAAGGGTTGATCATCCAATGTAATTCTTATAAACACATTACGGCTACTTCCTGAATTAGGGTCATAGCAACCATAGATTACAGTAGCATGCACATTTTGAAAACCATTAGCAGAACTAAGCCAGATATCATTACCATTATGTGGAGTGACGATATTTCCAACTACACTCATACCAGCAGTAGTAATAGCATTACCAGCAACTCTTAATGTATCCACCTGAGCAACACCAATCTTAGCATTAGAAATAGTGCCATTAGCAATCATGGCTTCTTTCATATAAACACCAGCCGGTACATTCATACCATTGATAACTGTAGGGCTTGCTTGCACAATAAATGGCCATGCATCAAACCCAGGAGCACCAACTGCAAACCTATCAGCTTTCACTAAGAACTGCGAAGATGGATTGGTTGTACCAGTAACTGCTAATCCATATCCAGCTACATAACCACCATCAGTACTAATCTTAACTGTATACTGCCCCTCTAGCTGAGTCACATCCGTTTCAATACCAGGAATCTTATTGATAGGAGTAGACACATCATCAGCCAGAGTGCTCATGTTGATTTCGTCTTCTAATGCCGTAATAAGCTTACTGACATCTACACCGGTGGTAGTAATAAATGGGCCAACCTTAACAGATTCAATACCATTTCTCGCTACAAAAGATGCCCACACATACCAGTTAGTAGCCGGTTCAGAACCAATAACGTGGTAAGGACCACCACTTTGCTCTACAAGCTTAGCAGCACTTACAACAGGTGCTGGAGCCCCATACAGTCTTTCTGCAGCATAAATCCGAGTAGCGCCATGTCCACCATTAACTGTATAAGTAGCAGGGTCATGCTCAACTGAATACCATGTAATGCCCGCAAAAAGCTTAACATTAGTAGGCGGTGGAGTAATATCACCACCAGCACTAGTCTTAAAATTATTACCTGTATAAATAATATTAGCAGTACGTGTAAAGGTCTGTCCATCTAACTCAGCAGTAAAGTTGATAGAAGCATTAGGCTGACCAAGAGCTGTTATCTGATAATTACCAGCAGTAGTAGTACTTGTGGAGTCATCAACAGAAGCAGTTGCACCTATCTGACTCGTTACTGAGTACGCTGCCTTATCATTATAGATCGTAGCTCCTTTTGATAGCCTAAAGTTACCATTAGCTGCAGTTAAATCTGGTAGCCCTTGTGCGTTATCACCTACGTATATTAACGACTTCGTTAGCGTTGCCATAAGTGGTAAGTAAGCATCTAATGGGACTAAGCTAACTAATGGCCATCTACTACCTGTTCTCACATTATACTCAGGTGCTGATTGTTTGCCATCACCTGATATAGCAACAACAGTAGCAGTCATTGGCTTAGCTACCATCGCAGGAATCTTAAAGCTTGTGCCTGCAACAACACCAATTTCCCACCAATCAGTTTCACCAGGAATTACAGCAAACAGTAATGTATAAGAAACCCTAATCGAATACTTTTCAACTCTTGTATCAAGAGCAGCATTCCAGGTTAGAGTACCACCTGTAGCAACACCTATCTCTGTACTAGGAATAAATTGAAGATTTGTAGCTTGAGCTAAGTCACCACTATAAACGTTTCTCTGTTCAATTACTTCATCATCTTTAGCATTCCATGCAAGGTTTCTACAGTCAAATTTAGTAACTTCGAAAGAAATATCACCAAGCTCAGTAGCCTTAACACTAGATACCCTATACATCTCTCCAGGGATACCCAAAATAATACTTCTTATTTTGATTATATCACCAGGCTCAATGTAGATAAACCTTCTACTGGCACTAAATATTAAACTAGCGTTATACCGTGAAGATCTAACCATTTCCTCTGCAGTAGCCATAGCATGTGCATAGGAAGTATCACCTGCTTGAAAGGATTCTCCTTCTAAGAGAACACCCTGATCTTCATTGAGGTAGATACCATAAACAGGATTGTTAGGGTCATTCTTAGGTGGCCAACTAGCAGAATCTTCTTTGAATGCTTTTGCTTCATTGAAGAATTTAATTGTTTGATAATTAAGCTTGTCATTTAGCGAAGTCCAGGCCTGAGAAATATCAGCTGACAATATGATGTCATCATCAGTGATATACGCAACAGAAAGCCTCTGATGTGGTCCCTTAATCCAACCATAATTCAAGTTACCACCATTATCTAATGGCGGCATCTGATTATTGTCGATAGTAGTCATATACAGATCTACATCGGCAGCAGCTCCTGGCGGATATTGGACTACATCACCATAATTATAGAAAGCAGGTGTACCTTGAGTGATAACACCACCATCAATAGGGCCTAAGCTTGTACTATCAAATACAGCCTTATACTCTTGTGGGTACGGGATAGATAGTCTATATCGGCCATCAGCCCAGATAAACTCAGCTGCACCCATACAATTAAGAAGCTTTTCAACGTTATCACGAACAGACTCTTTAGTATCAATTAGGATATTAGCTTCATATAAGTGTACAGTACGCTTAAGACCAGCCTTCTCACGCATTACCCAGTATTCACCCTCCATTGGAGGATAGAATGTACCATTAACCTGTACAAGACGATCACAGCATCTATGCGCCCAATAGAAACTAACGAGGTCTATTTCATCTAGTCCAAGACCTTTACCATAAATCGGGTGCATTAAATAATCTAGCAAGCATAATGCAGGGCTATTTGAGTATATCTTACCGCCAAGTTGTGCTGTATTAGTTGCACGGTCAAAAAGAATATCACTTACCAACAAGCCATCAATAGTAAAGGCTAGGGCTGGTACTCCAGTAAATTGAGGCTCATCTCGATTAAGCCAAGCAACAGCAGCAATATGCGCAGTACCTGGATACCTAGAGCTTACCTCATCTGGTATATTACCATTGATCATTGCATCGCCGCTACCACCAATCTTATGGCAGTGGATTCGAGTATCTAAGATCGGAGTATTATAAGTCTTATCATCAATAGTAATGTGAACTATGTCATTAATATTTTCATAGCATAACACTTGTCTAAAGAATAAAGCTTCATTTCTATCACCCCATCTGTTGAAAGACATGGTTGGAGCGAAGCCGTTAGTGATATCACCATCCCAATCAAAGAATGATGTTTTCTCATCAGGAAACTCTCCACGACCACTAGGGGCAATACCGTTACCATATCCTGCTGAGTCAGTTCCAGCAAGGTCTGGACCATCTAACACTAGAGTGTCGGTGAATGGGTCAAAGCTAACGACCTTATAACTAAAGTAACCTAATACAGTAGATGCAACATTATCAGTAAGCATAAACGCATAATGCTTAATTGTTATTGCCGCACCTTGAACAAGCAGTGATGGCGCTGGAAAGTTGTTGGTCTTTACAGTGTATCGAGTACCAGTTCCAGCGTACTGAATACGAGTATTAGCCGCTAGTGCATGAATAACTGAATCTGCTGCAGCATAAATTTGGCCTACATAATCAGCAGAAGCCTGCGGCATACCATTAGTGGATGGGTCAAACACATATGGAGTTGGGTCTACTGAAACCAGATCTGCAATTGTCTTTGAACCGCCACTGGTAGGATAATACCCGCTAGCGTTTAGCTCCATTGCAACTGCTGAGTTAGCTAATTGATTAGGGTCTCTAGTGTCACCACATGCAGTAAATACTTGAACACCTGTTTCAGGTGCTACATAGGTATACCCATTTTGTGCATGATGGTATGTTCTTAATCCACCAATCTTATTTCTACCATAAGCAACGGGAATGTTTAATATTTCCCCTTCAATGGGGATTTGAAAACCTTTTTGAGCATCAGCCTCAGCCTCTGCCTTCTTAGCTGCTTCTTTTGCTTTCTTCTTTTGCTTTTGAGCTTGAACTTGGCTATATGCAGCCGAAGCAACCGTCATAGCAATAGAGATCATTGAACCAACTGATAATCCGAAAGTCATGTTTTCTCCTAAGTGCCTGGTGGCTTCTTGCCCCACAGCAGTATTTGATCTGCTGAGCCAACATAGATTTGGTTATATGAGGTATCACCGGGATAATTCTGAGCCATCCAATCCTTTGATGTTACGAGTGTTCTCCTTAACCCTAGTGGGCCCATTGGAGAAGCTCCCTCAAAGTTTAAGATTATTTCAGAGTCTGTAGATATAGTATACATTTGAGTATCAAGTATACCTGAGTAAAGCATAAATGCATTTTCAACCTGGGTAAATGGTGCACCAGGAGGGATACCATCAACAGTTTCATCGAATGTATTTATAAAACCGGACCAAGCCTTGATCTTAACACCAGATACACCATTCTCAATCATGAAACGGTAGTCCATAGTTGGGTCGTTTATGGATACCTTGTAAGCTTCCCTATCTACGGGCGAGGATATCTTGGGTAAGTCTATTGTTGCAATACGTGCATCGCTATGGTATAACTCACCGTTAAAGGTAAAGTCATAAGGAAGCGTACATGATAGAATCTTTTCACCACCTATAAAGGGCCCTATATTGATTAGCAAAAATGCTGATACATGCTCTTGCGCAATCAGACGAGTTAGTGTTTCGCTCATTACCTTCATATTATAATGCCTCAATAAGCGTTATAGTCCCTGGGTCTAACAAGACACCATCCGTATAGACCATACCAACAAGCGAGGTATTATCAAACATAACCCTCATTGTAGCCTTAGCACCGATCATAATCTCAGAGTTAACTGGAGTAGCCTTCCGTAATGGAGGAGCAATCTCTGCTACAGACCCAGACACTGATAGTATAACGTATAGTTTATAATCACCAGTTACCTTAGGGTCACCAATATTGACTAGTTCACCAGGCACTAGAACGCCACCTGAAAAGCTAATCGACTTTGCATTAGCACCAGCCTCTACTGATAGTTTAGGGCTGCCACTACTCCCATCGCTACTAAATCTAAAGGCTTGAGGAGGTCTTACATAAAATCGTTTAGTATAACCAAACATCAATGAGTTAATCAAATGTTGCGGAGACTCATTGGTTGGCATTACATTTGCGTCTATTTCCCATCGTTGCGCGATATGGTCTGAAGTAATACGCTTCAAGTTCAGACTATCAGATGCAGCAACTGGTTGGTTAGACCGTAATGTCATTGGGGCTACAAAAAGACTAGATAGTTCTGAGTCTAGCCCTGTATTTGTAGAACCATTTAGTATTCCTGCCAGCATATCTATATTCCTATATAGTAGGAGAGAAGGGGCCGAAGCCCCTTCTTATCACCTAGATCCGTTTTCGTATGCAATCTGTCTCGTACCAGAAGTAATTTGAGGCATCATTCTGATAATCTCTGCACGTGTTTGTCTACTAATGTCACCAGTAATAGCAATATTAACAGTAGAAGAGTTAGGTGTAGGCTCATTCTTTTTCTGATTCATAAGTTCTTGACCCATATTAATCACACCGCCATTAGCATAACCTGGTACAATTGCTTGACCAAAGTTAATTGCGTCTAACAGCCCTCTATTAAGGGCAGTAGATTTAGCATTAACAATATATTCACCATTAGAGACACGAGCAAGAATAGAATCTGAGCGACCAGTACCAGGGCCGTTTATTTTACCAGTATTACCACCACCAGCAAAAGCCCTAATTGCACCACCACCAGCAAATGCTTGCACATATCCACCATCGGCAAAGAAGGATTTAATCACATTAAACAACATCTTAGCGCCTTCAATCACACCGTCTATTAACCCACCCATATCAAAAGATTCAAATACCTTCATTATACTACCGCCAAAATCTTGTGCACCCGATATAATACCATCAAAACCAGTTTTAAACGATGCACTAACGGTTTCAAAGAAGCCTTCTACATTAAGGTCATCCATTCCAGCAGTCTGTTCTGCTAACATCTTAGATTGCTCACTACCAGGAGTAGTGCCTAGGCCTGTTAGCGCTTCCATAAAACCACCCTTACCACCGCATATTGCTTCAGCTTGCTTAACAACGCATTCACCACCAGTACCAGCTGCTCCAGCTCCAGTAAGTCTCTCAGCCATACTTAACCCAGGCTTAGACTGACCAAAAGCCTCAGTAGCAACTCCACCTACTTTAGATTGACCAGATGTTTGGCCAACTTCAGATAATGGTCTGCTGATATCAGTAACAGGCTTTTCTTCCTTAGTAGAAGTGAACAAGGAACCAATACCAGTACGTGCTTTCTCACCCATTTTAATAAAGGCAGCATCACCTTTTCCTGCAAAATCATCCAGCATTGTATAGAAACCTTTAAGCAGATTGTCCATAAAGCTAGTAGTCATTTGTTGCAAGAATTGGGTAGACAAGGTTTCCCACATCTTTTGTGCTACTTCCTTAAATGAGCTCTTGCCCTGCATAGCGCTTACTAAGCCCTCATTAAATTCTTTCTTAAAGTTTTCTGTAAATGTTTTACCAAAAGCAGTAGGTTGAAGGGTCTTTGCTCCCTCTTCTTCTGCGTTTTTAGGCAAAGCATCTTTGATATTACCCTTAAGCTTACCTATATTCTTACTAATCCTATTCTTAGCAAAGTCAGAAGCAACAGCTAGCTTATCAGTCTCTTGTTCCATCAAAGATAATGAGGTTGTAATCATATCTAAGACTTCAGGAGTATCTAACAGCCCTTTAAAATCTTCTTCTGTAAGAGTAGGAAGATTAGCACTAGCAAGAGCACTATTAAGTTCTTCAAAAGAAGCAACTAATGATACTGCATTCTCTATCTTATCCTTAATCGTAGCTATAGGAGTACTAGTACCAGCAGGTGTAAACTGATTACCACCACCAGAATAGTTGTTAAACTTCTCAGCAGCAGAATCCTTAACCGCAGCAGCCTTCTTAACGGCCCTAGTACCAACACCCTTAACTGTATCTACAAGGCTATTAGCACCTTCTTCAAGTTTCTTTTGTATAACAGCTGTACCATTAACTACATTTACTGCAGCCTCTTGCATAAACTGCTTAATAGTGTCCCACTTACGTTGAGACTGAGTAGGGTCAGTATTACCAGGCAAGCTAGTCCATACATTTTTAAGCTTATCAATAGCGATTTCAAAACGACCAGCTAATACATCATCTAATGCACCAGCTCGTTTAATAAGAGCAGTAGCAACTTCAGTCTGAGACTGGGCACTAAAGTCAGAGACACCCAACTTAGGTGCTATATCATTGTAAGTGGTACCAGTGATTTGAAATGCACCGGCTGCAGTAGATTTACGACCTTGTTTGTCAATAAAACCAACTTTATTGGGGTGCTTTGACTCATCATCAAAGTAACCACCCGAGCCAACAATACGATTAAAGGCAGAACCACTAGTAGCATCACTATTACTATGTTCGGACTTCATTAGTGTTTCTAAGAAGGTGAGTAATCTCTCTTGTTGAGTAAGGCTAGAGACCATCCCATCTACACCGTCAGATATCTTAATGCTTGTTTCTTTTACCGCATCTGTAACCTGAGTGCCTACATCTCCAGATGTACCAGCTACAGCACCCTTCTTAGGCATTTCAGCAGCAGCAGCACTTGGCACAAAGATATCAAGGACATAGCTAGTAGCACCCTTAATACCATCACCCATTTTCTTAAATATACCAGTAAACCAACCGGCAATAGACTTAAGCCCAGTCAATATACCATTCCAGATAGCTTGACCCATAGATGTAAAGTTAGCTACAGTAAAGAATTCACTCATAGCTTTCCAGAAACCATCAGACCAAGCTTTTATTTGATCCATAAATATGAACAGGCCTTCTGGGAAACCAGCGTTAAATACCTTCTTAACAAAATCAATAGCAGCATTAAACTTACCGGAGATCCAATCCCAAGCAGCTACAATGCCATCATAAACTAACTTAGAGATTCCTTTTATTGCAGGCCAGATTTCATCCCAATTCTTCCAGATACCATATGCAATTGCACCTAAGGCAGCAATTCCTGCTACAAGAGCAGCAACAGGCACACCTAACATAGCAGCACCAGTAGCAAAGATACCTACAAAAGCAACCTTAATAGCTAAAAAGATAGGTGCCAGCATTGGCAAAAAGAGAGCGCCTAGGGCGGTCATAATAGCACCGAGAGAGGAAGTTATTACAGACATAAAAGCTCCCCCAATAGCTGCACCAATAGCAGCAGCACCAACTTGTAAGGCTAGTTTGCTAGTACCACTTACCCCTTCTTTATCAGCTATCCTCTCACCAGCAGCAAAGCCATAAGTGCCACCTACCATACCACCAGCATTGGCTAGCCCACTTGCAATAGACTCTCTAGTCTTTTTAGCAGCTTCAGAAAATGCTTTTGAAGCATCAGTCATCTTGGTCTGCAGCCCAGAAACAGAAGCAGTGAGCCTAGCTTGTTCTGTAGCCAACTTATTAGCAGCATCTGCAGCGGCAGTCATAGCTCTTGCAGCGTCAGCAGCAGACTGAGGCATTACTGAACCAGCCAAAAGACCAGCTTGGGCACGAGCATTAGCATCTCTAGTAGCTGTGGCTAATTGTTGTGCAGCAGGTAATTGGGCATTCACACTAGATAGGTTTGCTTCTTGCCGTTTAAGGACAAGAGAGTCTGCTGCTTTAGTGATTCCATAGCCAGTTATAGCAGCGCCACCAGCAGGGAACGCCTTAGCAATATTAATCGCCGTTTCTAGAATAGCTTTACGCGCGCTATCAAATGCTAAGCTTAGTTTCGCTAAAGTAGTAAGTATGCTCAAAGGATCCTTCATGCCGGTTACGCTATCCTTCATACTACCAAATAGGAATCCAGTAATGAAATTTACAGTATTTAATACCCAATCAGTAATTGAGTTTTGCGCTTTCTTCAATGTACTGTCGTTGATAATATTCACACCCACTACAGCAGCTATGGTTGTGCTTATCTGTGTTAACACAGTAGTTGGTACAAAGTTACCAAATAACTTATTAATTAAGAGCACTAAACCAGTTGAAATAGCAGCAAATACTGGTACTTGAGAGCTTTCAGGAAGTGCATTAAGAAAGTCATGACCTATCATACGCATTGGAGACTTACGCTGAGGACCAGCACCTACATATGCTTCTGTATCAACTCCTACTGCACCGCCTTTATAAGTCATACCAGGAATAATGCCTTCCTTCTTATTAGCAAATCCCCCAGCCTGTTTAAAGGCAATAACAAATGGTTGGAAGAAAGCCTCAATAGGGGCAAGGAATGCTTTTATCTTAATAATAAGAGGATCAAAAAACTTATTCAACGAAGCTATCATCGGATCAATATAGCCCTTTTGTACTTTCTTAAACTTAATTCCAGAAAGAGATTCCTTATCTTTAGTAGAGTCAAGAGCTTCAATTGGTGTCTTAAATAAACTAACAAAATCTGTTGCAAGTTTGTATACAGCATCGAGAGCAGTTTTGAACGAGTTAACATTAGAGGTTAGATCACCAAAGTATGTAAATATAACCTTCATATTTTCAAGGAATGACCCTTTACTGAATACAGCACCTAGGTTTGCTTTAAGATTAGTAAAAATCTTAAGAACAGTGAGCGCCATTGTTTTAAACCCATTAAGGGCTAGGTCAATAAACTTGATAACTAAGCCTAATGGCACGCCGAGTAATGCCCCAGCCCAAGTCTGAATGCCGTTAATAAGATCAGGCCACCAAGAATGACCAATCACTTGATCATAGAGCCACTTAAAGGCATTATTGATAGAGGTAACAAACCAAGTAACCATCTTGAATACTGATTCAAAACCTATAATGTGCTTTCTTAAATCGATTTCAGCAAATGAAAATGCACTTGTTGCTTGCTGATCAAGAGAACTCTTTTCAGAAGCTCGCCTATCTGAATCCCCTCTAACCGTAGTATTATACTTGCCAATAGTTTTAACATACCTGTTTTGAATTTCATTTTGTTCTTGTCTAGATTTATCCAGTATACTGCCAAGCTTAGCAAACTCATCACGTCGTGCCAGTAACTGGCCGGATGACATAATCTCACCCATCGCAGAGACAGCATCTTGCTGAATCTTTTCTTGATCTTTATAACTTTCCAACTGCATACTTTGGACGTAATACATCTTATTAATTTCTTTTACTAATGCTGACTGAAGTACCTTCAAATCATAGTCAATACTATTTATAAGCTCCTTATTCTTATCTGAATCTGGTTGAGATTCAGCATACTTTTTGAGGTCAAGAGCACGCTTTATATAAACTTCTAGTTGATCTGTATTCTGTGTTTTAACACTAACATTATCCAGCTTGCCTGCCTCTAAATACTGACGGGCATTTTGAGTTAGCATTTTATCAAACATATCAGAATCACCACTACGATCAAAATATTTCCCTTTGGCGTATCCCTTAAAGTCTTGAGAAGCTACCTCAATATCCTCTTGCTCTTTGTCGTAAGCCTTTTTCTTTTTAAAGTAGGCATCAGCTTCTTTAGTCATTCTACCAATTTCTTCGAATGAACCTTTAAAAACATTAGATACTTCAGTACCAAATTTCTTAATGCTATTTAGCGGCCCTGATAGTAACCCAGAAGAAGTCTTAGCAATGTTTGTAATCATATCAGTCCAGTAGGAATGACCGATGACTACATCATATAGCCACTTAAACATATTAGCAATAGTCTTAGTGAACTTATCGAAAAATCCAGTTACAGTACTAAATGATGGCAAGAAAGATTCTAGATCAAGCTTGACTGCATCAAAAGTAATAGACGCAAGATCTTCTTTAATATTAGTAATTAAGATCAAGAATCTAGCTTCTAAGATGTTGAACTTCCAATCAAGCGTTTTAGCAAATTTGCCTAATGAGATCGCCCAACTGTTAATGATTCTTGGTAAGTCTAGACCACTAAAGATATTACCTAAGGCAACACCTAGCAGCTTTACTGCATTGTTCATATTAGTAAATGCTTGTGCAAATGTGATACCCACATTATCAAATGCACCATTTACTTTTCCAGCCTGTTTAAGAAGAGCATCAAAGACCTTAGTGGCTGTTAGCTCACCGGCCTCACCCATCTCTCTAAGCCTACCAATAGAAACATCCATACCCTCTGCAATAGCACTAGCAAGCCCACTGGCATTCTCAGAAATAGAACGAAGTTCATCACCTTGGAGGCGACCAGAAGATAACGCTTGGCCTAACTGCATAATCGCTGATTCTGCTTCTTGTGCAGAAGAGCCAGATATAGCAATAGCTTTGCCAACAGTCTGAGTTACCAATGCAACTTCACGTTGAGATGCTTGGAACTGCGCAGAGTTCTTAGCAATACGGTTATAAAGAGAAGCAGTAGCATCTAATGATGTTCTAGTAGAAAATGCTATCTCTGAAATATCATTAAATGCTCTTTTTGCTGCTACAGTAGAGTCTGTAACAAGCTTGATCTTAGTGTTTAGATTCGTTATAGAGTCTGCAAACCTAAACATACCAGTAGCAGCGAATGCACTAGCAATACCACCGGCTGCAATTACTAACCCAGAAATAGCATTAGACGTGGATTTAGCACTCTTATTAAGATTTGCTAGCTGGTCATTAATCTTCTTTAGTCCAGCATCTTGTTTAGCAACATTAGTAAGCGATGTATCTACATTATCTAGGCTCTTACTAAGTGAGCTAGCATCCTTAGAGGTAGTTGCAAGATTATTATTAGTACCAATCTTACTCAAGGCTGCAGCAGCACTAGTAGCAGCCTTAGCAGTGCTTTCGAGCTTTTTATCTGCTTGAGAAGCACCAATATTTGTTAGCTTGGAGCTAACGTTACCTAATTCCTTGACTGCTTTTTCAGCCCTTACTTTGGTCAGTTGTGAATCAACAGCAGCAACCTTTTTACTTATCTTAGCGAGTGCTGAATCTATAGCACTCAATTCACCAAGCGCTTGTTGACTTTTTGACCTTACTTCTAGTTCGATAGCCATCATTCGTCCTTGTAAGTAACAACCTGCCCTACAGCTCTACCATAACGTAATGCTATAGCCTCAATAAAATGAGCAGGTGCTTGGTCAGAATGCCCTTCATTGAGGGCGCTAATATATGGTACATTGTTGGTTACTTCATACACTGGAAACTTTTTACCAGGTACTTCTCTTATTTCCCAGCCCTCTCTTGCTACACCTGTATCAATAGGCGTAGCAAGAACAAGCTCATCTGTCATCTGTTGAACAGCTGCAAGAATGCCAGACTGGATACGGCTAGTTACTTGCTTTTGAAGAGAAGACATAGTAATTTTAACGTTCTTTACTGGCATTTTTGCTCCTTTCTATTTCAATACGTTAGGTAATTCCCTAGAGCTAGATAAGAAGTGGAACACCCCAGACCGCTTAAAGCTTTCCAATGTTATCTTTCTTTCTTCTGCTCGTTTAACTTCCTGTGCTTTAAGAGTGGCCAAAGAACTAAATAATTCTTCTGGCTTAGCCTTAACACCAAAAGCCTGTAAGATCATCATAGTGCGCTGATCCTCACGCCACCCAGGAGGATACTTATTAAAATACTCTCGCCATCCGAATAACTCATCATAGGGCATCTCAGCACGAATTTGGTATACGGGCATTCCCAGAAGAGCAGCTAACTCGTATAGAGCTAAGTCCTCGTCTGAGAGTGTTACTTTCCCTCACCCACCCCAGAGTATTTCATAATTTCATTGGAGAGCCTATTCAACTCATCCATTGGAAAACTAGAAAACTCTTCATCAGAGAGTTCTTTTGCATCTTCTACTGCAAAGTTCATAATCAGACGAAGAGTCTCCAACCCCTCACCTTCAGGCTTGTTCTTTACATGTTCTTGAATCTGCATAACTTCTTGCACAGTGAGCTTACTAATAGTAATCTTCTCACCCATAAAGTTAATTTCCTTGGTAATACGCTTTGCTGCGAGTGATTTGAGACTCATTTTATTACTCCATAGATTTTTGAATAATTTCAAGTTGCTTTTTAAGTTGGTGAAGGCCACTTAGGGCTTTAAATACTTCACTAGACTTATCTGGACTATCTTGAAATTCTTGAATACGATTGAAGGTCTTTGCAAGGCTACTCTCAACGCAATCTTGCATACGTTTTACAGTAACTCTAAGCACAAATCTAGAATCAAATTTGCGATCCATATTATACTCCATAGCAGGGCACTCTGTCTGAATAAACAGTGGGCAAGAGTCATTTAAGTAATCATTACCAGCGATCACCCCCTTTATTACTACCTATTAGGGGGCGCCATCCAGAGTAAACGCGCCCCAAACAATAGATTGCAGGGTGATAGCAATCGTAGCTTGGTTAGAGTCAGTCAGGTTAGGGGTGACCAGTAGGGAGTCAATCTTACCATTGAAATACCAATACGTATTTTCAACAGTACCCAGACCAGCAGGCTTTGACGAGTAATCAGTCGGTTCAGAATTAAGCAGCGCAAAACGGAACACAGCTTGTTTACCAGAACCAACCAAATCACCCAAACTAGAGCCATCAGCCCATTGGGTAGCAACATAGTTAAGCGTGATTTCCATAGACGGAGCATCAGCTTGACCTTGAATCTGTTGCGACACAGATTGACCAAACACAGGCACGTTAACGATATTTGGCGGGGTACCAATAGCAGGGAATTCACGAACGTTAACAATACGAACGAAATCACCAGCAATAGGCGCACCACCAACATTCTCTGTAGCAAAGAGAGCATCGTAGCCAGCTTTAGTGAAAGCAGCGGGCGGCGGAGTAGGGCCAGTCGCATTGAATGCGATGGACATATCCGAGAACATACCTGCGCCAATAGAAGCAATATGAGACATTAGGTTTCCTTCCGAAAGTAAGAGAATTGAATTTGATACGTAGAGCGAAGTAGAGAACTATTATTCTGAGCTTCACCTCTTATCTCAAAATTAGACTCACGCCTAAATTGAGTTACTGCTGTATCACTTTGGGTAGCAAGACTCTGACCAGCGAAGAATTTATCAAATATATCGGCTATTTGATATGCACGCTTTGGCCCTGCTCCATTTGGTGTAAATATTTCTACAAACATTATACCTTTTAGGGTATCCTTAAAACCTTCGCCATTAGTTACTAGATCAAACCTACCAAACTCAGTAGTGTTTTTATCAGTGATGTAACCTCTAGGTACAACTAAAAAGAATTGATCAGCCCACTCTTGACTAGAAAATAGAGAAAATACATCATCTAGCAAATTTGAATATCTGCCTTGTGGCCTAGTAGTCACATGCGTAGTTGGCGCTAACCGCTTAGAAACTCGTTTAGTAGCCATTATACATCCTCCTGCGCGGCATATAACGTTATTGTGTACCCGTTATCATTATTTGCTTTACTACTCTCAGTAGAGTGGACCACATTTAGAGTATTACCCCTAACAATAACCTTATCAAACACATCAATACTAGCAACCCCTGCCTTATCAAAATCTTCAGTGATAAGGAGGAGCTTAAGAACACTAGTATTTGTATTCTCCATAGTTTCTCTAATGACTACAGCCCTAAATACATACGATACTGATGTACTGCCTATTGCTTCTCCAGTAGCGTAGTCAAAGTCAGTAGTGCCATTATTGATAAAGGTTACATCCTCAGCAAGATCTTCAATTAATGCGAATGCTTTGCGCACATAGGCCTTTACCATGGATCTCATGGATATCTCCTTAGTTTGCTCTCCACCAAGCATTTCCACCAGAACCAGTATACTTACGCTGTAATGCTGCGTTACCATCCATAGTTAAGGGATAATAGTAGTTTTCTGCTGTAGTGGAAAAACGAGGTGGGAGTGCAGATTCGCCATCAAGACCCTCTAATTCAATAACATCAACCTTCAGTTTAGATATTGAGCCAGTTTCGTCTAATAAACCATCGTTATTAAGTAATTGATAAGCTTGTTCACAAGTAGCAGCTAACATACGCTGCGGAATAACTACTGGATCTAATTCAACAACCTTTCCAAGTACAGGTTCCAAATAGCTACCGATACGAGGAAATGCTATCGTTTGTAGATCACTCGCAGCAACACCAACCCAAATAATCTCATTCAGCATACGGGTTGCCGTAATGAGGGATTGCTCCTTCATCTGGTTATCTGCACTAGTCCAAGCTGCAGCATCAACCCGACCTAAGAAATAAGTGTCAGCATCTGCTACTGAAATATACGAGTTCTTTCCAACCTCAAGCATATGCCCTCCGTAGCTACATGTAGCTGTTAGCTGTGGAAGATCGGGAGAATACCCAGGGTAAGAGCAGAGGTAGCTTTACGAACAAAAGCACCCTTATCACCAACAGCAACAGTAGCACCAGACAGATCACGCATAGCAGAACCACCAGTACCAATCTGCATGTAATCTGCATCAGCAACGAAGTTGTCTTCATCACCGTACCAAGAATAACCACGCGGATGGACGATATAGCCCCAACGATACCAAACATCAGTAGTACCACCACCCATAAAGGCAGATGGAACGTGGCCAATCTCAACCGGCATAGGAACAGCCAATTGGTTAAATGCCAGACTGTTAGGCATAACAATAAACGTGGTCTCTGGTCCAACCAGATCAACACCAGCGCCAGTATTAATGGCAGTACGTTCAGCAGAGGTCAGGCCTTGATTAGCACGTGTAATAATCAAGCGGAATTTACCGGAGAAAATGGTTTCAAATTCAACCATACCATCGGTAACACGAGTTTCATCAACCAGATTAGCAGAACGAAGCGAAGCCAACACCTTGGGCGATACAACAAGGTAGGCATAGGCAGGCTCATAATCCTTCCAACCCATACCCATAGCGGTAAGGAAGGCTTCAGCGCGAGCAGCACCTTGTTTAGCAGCATCAGCATCAACGATAAGCTTATTCAAGCCCATATCAACGTACATACCGTACTTCTGATCTTCTGGGTTATTATCAAACGTTTGGCCACCAAGACCAGTTGCACCAGAGCCAGAACCAGCACCATTCAGCAGCTCAGAGATAGCAACACCCTTCAGGACAGACAAGAGTGCGTTATGCTCATCTTGAGTGCGAGTCTCAGCAAAATCACGACCAATCTTAGCCAGGCCGTCTTCTTGCGTAACAACTTGCTTCATATTGACTTGTTCAGCACCATGCGTGCGAACCGTCTTAATGTACTTAGCATAGTTTGAAGACTGGGTAGTCTTAGTACCAGCAGTTGCATCAGTAAGCGAAGCAACGTTGATAACAGGCTTCAGCGGCTTTTTCCAACGAAGTTGACCAACAAAAGTTTCAGTATTGGTGTCAATGTCGGCTTGAGCACCGGCAATACCAGTACCAACCAGTTTCTTAGCATTGGTGTATGCTTCATCGGAGTAGGCAGAGATAGCCTCTTGCAGAACCGAATCAGTTGCACCGGGGATATTAGTACGAGCAGTCATTACTTTTCCTTTAGTTTATTTATTGCCTTTGGTTTGGTAGTTTACCTTCGGCAGCAAGTTTGAGAACCTCTTCTTGCGTTCTAGCAAATAGAGATTTGGGAGTACTATTAGGCGTTCCAGTAGGGGTTTGAGTTCCGCCACCAGAGCTAGCCTTTGGCTTAAGCAAGAAGCTATTAGCCTCGTCTGCAACAAAAGTAGAAATAAAGTCCTTAATCGAAACACCAGAGCGATGAACCCAGTTGTTTTTATCATCTTTGATTACTTGGCCGATAACCTCATGAAAAGCCATATCAGCTGCTTTTTCATTACGGAACTCAGTAGAACGTAACAGATCACGGACCTGACTATCACGAGTAAGTTCAAGAACTCGTTGTTCTAATGTAGTATGCTTACCAAGTAAATCATTGTAAGCAGCATCTTTTTCTACGAGCTTCATTTCGTATACTTCCTTGTGCTTACCTTCTTCTTCCAATTTCTTAAGCTGAATCTCGCGTTCCTTCTTCTCAAGCTCCTCTGCCTTTTTGAGTGCAGAATCACGAACAGAGTAGGCGTTATCAAGTTTAGTCTTGATATCTTTTAATTGTTCAGCAACCTTTTCAGCAACAAGCTTTGAAATCATGTCCTGATCGGTGTTGCCACTTTTATTTTGGTCATCATTCTTACCGTCTTGATTCTTACCAGCATCCTGATTAGTACCATCAGCATTCTGATTCTTATCTTTCTGGTTGTTTTGATCTTCAGTACTCATTTTACTACTCCTATGGGACACAGCCCGGTTAATTGTGCTATAGCTACATTCTATAGCATACTGCAAAGAAAATATAGTGGGAAACCAATTGAGGGGACAGTACCTCTAAAGAGGCGGGAGAGAAGGCTTATCAGCCATTACATGGCCTATCCCACTATCAAAACTATTAGCCTATTCCATAGAAGCCTTTATCATGCTTCCAAAAATCAGGCGGTATATCTTCTAGAATATCCTCAGCTTTGAGAATATCCTGTTCAGTCATAAGTCTTCCACCAACTTTACTTTTTCCAGCTATTGGAATAATACCTTTTTCAATGGCCTCTTCCAAATACTGATCATAAAGCTCTTTAGGTAATCCACGCTCACGCAGAAGATCTAATGTAGCCTTTACTGTATTTTTCGTAACAGCATCAGCATACATTTTTCTAATAGCCGTCTTAGCCTTAATCATATCACCAGCATTAGTGAAGAAAGCCGAAATATTCAACAAAGGTCGTTAGTCTTTGCCCGTTACTGTCGAGTTAGTTAATAATTCTTCCAAGTATTACCAATTCGTATTTGACGAATGGTAGAAGGGTGCGATCCAAATTCTACAGCTATTTCTGCATCTAACTTTCCATTTTTGATACATTCTCGTATATAAGGTACATCCTCTGCAGTTATCTTTCTAGTCCTAGGTGCACCATTATAACGACCAGGGATAGTCAGACCTAGATGCTTCCAGTTGTCACCAATCCTAATAGCGTTTATAGATTGCCTAGTAACACCGTATTCATCTGCAATCTCTTGATCTTTTTTGCCAGCAAGCATTAATTTAATTATAGTAGGTATTTCTGACTCTACTAATACCGACTCAACCCTATGTGAACCGCGTGGCATTAACCCAGTATCGTATGCGTGCTGAACATTTTCACTGCGAGTTGCCCATTCTAGATTAATTACATGGTTATGTAACCTATTCCCATCAATATGATTTACATCTGATTTAGAAAAGGGATTTGGTATAAAAGCCTTTGCAACCAACCTATGTAGCTTTTCTGTGCGTCTAACACCATTGTATGATATATGAAACTGCCTATAACCACCTACGATATTACCTAATGTGATGCACCCATTAGAGCCACAATATAGTCTACCATGGTTACTAATAGAATAGTTTGCATCACCAACTTGTTTCCATTCTTCTTGCATGTTTACTCCTTGTGCTCGACAGCACTGCTGCATATTACTATGCAGACTAGACTATATCTTCAAAGTAAATACATGTATTTACGATGTCCCCCGTTTCCACTCACTTGAGTGTACTGGCGCAATGCCATAGTCGTTACACCTTCCTTATTTCTAAGGATTGGCTCGGTATTGTCCTAACGAAGGAGTTTCACCGAATTAGAGGGATTTAACCACAACAAAATTTATCGTGGATACTAGTTGTTTCTATACCATTACGCTTACCCCATAAAGCAAAGTTCTTAACTAGAGTAGCATCGTTAGAGTGATTGCCATTGACGGCATATGCCGTTCTAGCAGACACTGCATCAGCTACTTCATTTATTTTATTACTCTTATTAACTAACTCTTCAAACCAAGTGGGATCAGTTTTATTATCTACTTGAATAATATTAGTGATCCAGTTACCATCAGCATCCTTATAATTAAGCCTTTCCTCAAATCGTTGGGTATAATATTGCTCCAACACACTACCATCAAGGTTCACCCAAGGCACATGTGTCCAACTCTTAGGTTGCTTATTGGGTAACCCCAACTCAGCTATATCAATATCTTTGTAAACATCACCCACCTGAAGCTTAATATCAAACTTCTTACCAGTAGGTCTATAGCCCTTGTCCTTAACCCCAAATAGTATATCAGAGATGGTACTATCGGGTTTATATCCAGGTATACGTTTAAGGATTTGTTCTCGATAAGATACCTTTGGATCTATTCCTAGTATCCAAGCTAGCACAGGATGAGGCTTAGCCCCTTCTTTATACTCACCAAATGCGGTTTTCTTCATAAGGCTTACCCAATCAAACTCAGCTTTAGAAGGCTTTGCTGTTAACAGAAAGTCTTGTGCCAGCCTACCGAAGAACTTAGTAAAATCATTCAAAATAGGTACACGATTAGACATATGCTCAGACATGATTGCACCTATCTGAGCAAAATCTTTGGGCGTAACTACTTCATCATAATCCCTAGTAAGCTTCTCTACAAAATCCTTTGTTTTAGGATCAAGGAACCATAAGTCAGACATCAAGTCATCACCTGGCCTAGTTCCACTATCAAATATGTCTTTGACCTGTTTACGAAGCTGCATTAGTTCGTCTGCAGTATCTTGATCCCAACGTGCTATTTTAGCAGCACGGGCAGAGATTTCACCCAATACAGCATCGCGTTCCTCAGCTTTAATTACTAAGACACCATCATCTTTACCTAAAGCCTTAGCTAATTTCTTTTCTACATTCATGGTAGCAGTTCTCTGTCCGGCGCCGTATAGAGAGACCATGTTATGCGCTTTTGACAATGTGTTAACAAGGGGTCGTTAGTCCCCTGTCATAATTTATTAGTAGTTCTTCCAGGTATTTCCTCTACGAATTTGGTTTATGGTTGCAGTTGCTACACCAAACATAGGTGCAATATCGCAATCACGTAATGTGCCAAATAAGCTTCGAATAACCGGTATATCTTCTCCAGTTAACTTCTTAACTGGGCCATTACCTATAATCGGCTGTCTTTCAATAAATCGCCAAGTACGGTTACATCGAATATCATCAATTGTATTTGGGGCCACGTTATACTTTTTGGCAAGAGTAATATTTCTATCACCAGCCTTTAAGGCATCAATAATTTCATGAACTTCTGTTTCTAGAAGGATATGCATATAGCTACCTTCTCCAGAAGCAATTAACCCTAATTTTACAGCATGCTCATTATTCTCTGTAGGAGTACACCACTCTAGGTTACTAGACTTATTATTAAGCTTATTACCATCAATGTGGTTAGCCCAGGGCTTACCATCTACCCTAGGTATAAAGGCCCTAATAACCAATTTATGAACATCGATAGTTATCCTATCCTTACGAGAGGTAAACTGTATACTAACTTGTAAGTATCCTCTAGCAGTAATGAAGGGATTAAGAATGAAATCAGTGCTATTGTTGCGAATACGCCCCAGATTGCTGACACTATACATGCCTTCTGTGTCTGGGATAATACGAAATTCTTCTGTCATAATGACTCCATGGGTGTGTAAATTATGCTGCATATTACTATGCAGATCAGACTATATCTTCAACAAACAATGTTTGCTGTCCCGCGTTTCCACTAGACTTCTAGTGTATGAGATTCATAATCCGTTCTGGACCGTATTCTCTAGTCGTTGAACCTTCCAAAGAGTCCCCTCTAAGGCTTGGCTGCTGATTGTCCTTTAACGAAGGAGTTTCCAGCAATTAACGGGATTTTACAAGGCCACAAGTTTAGCCTTCCTTAAATCCTTCTCGCTTAGCCCCAATCTTTCATTAAGCTTTTTAAACCTAGGATCATTAAAGGTCATAGAAGCAATCTCGTCATAGAGACGCCGCTTCTGGTTAGTAGGAACAACATTACTAAGTTCTGCTAATTGCTTATTCTTAGTAGACAATGCAATAATCTGAGCACCAGAAGATGAAGCATCTTGCTCTAGAGCTACTTTAATCATATAATTATCAAGTGGAGTAAGATCTTTGTAACTGCCACCTAAAAATTTATCAATGCGGTATTGTTCAAGGGCAAGCCTAAATAACTTTCCCTGTTCTTCAGCATCCGCCATCTGAACGATCTTAGATTCAAGGATATCACGAATATCCTGAGGCTTTTGTCTTTCTATACGTTTACCTAATAAAACAAGATCAGCACGCCATTTATCTGCAATCTTCTGCCTACCAGTTTGAGAGAGACCATTAAAGCGTCCTTCAAACTCATCACTTAGGCCACCTAAGAAACCACCTATCTGGTCTTGTAGGTTATAATATCCATCAATACCTAAGGGTTTAGCTTCTGGTGTATTTAAGAAAGGACGAAAGGACTCACCAGATTGTGGTCCAATGTAGCCGCTATCATATATGCGACCGCGATGATCAATGAAAGCGTGATTACTAAAAGACATATCGTTCTTAACATAATGTTCCATAGCCTTAAATCTATCGTATGCATCACCACGAGCAGTCATGTGATCACGATAATGATTCAAATCATTAAAATACTTAGCCTTACCCTTATCGTCTTGGAAATCCAATAACTTTCTCGTAAACCCATAAAACTCAGGATCTACTTTATACTTACTATTGCTATACCAATTAAGGGCATCTGCTAATGGTTCGTCAATTAGCTCTGCAGGTATTTCAGTGAAACTACTTGAAGATGTAATTGGTATTTGTGTATCATATCCGCCCTTAGCAAAATATGTTTTGAACCCAGGTTTAATATATAGTTGGTTATCATATCTATTATTCACACCAATACGATAGCCTACATCGATAGCACGATTAAGGTATGAGTAGTGCTTAATACGAGCATCGGTAATCCTAAGATTTACACTAAATGTATCGTAGTATTGACCAAAGTATTGACCACTCATACGACTACGCATACGCCTTTTCTTAACACCAAAAGTATCTAGTGTATAAAATCCTACTTTTTGAGCATAATCTAAGATTTCTACACCTGCATCATACCATTCTTTTTTAGATCCACGAAAATTAGTAGTATTAAATAGATCTCTTCCTAATTCAATGGCTAGTTGATCCCTATCAGGGGCATCATCCATTGCTAACCGTTTAGCAAACCTCAAATAGAACTGCTGAGTTTCAAACTTACCTAATCCCTGAAATACTCTACGCATTTGAAGTTTCATAGGTAATTGTGTTTTTAAGAAGATATCTACTGTAGAACGTAACTGTAGTGCTATAACGGGTAATTGTCTAGCTTCCCATAGATTACGCTCTTTAATATTAGCAATAAAATTCTTGCCCAAATCATCTAATTGTATAGGGCCAAGAACAGGATCAAGATACTCACCTTGCTTAATCTTGTAGAAGAAGTCAGAATTATTTCTTAACTGTGTCTCAATAAACTCTGACACGTTAGTAACACTATTCTTCATTTCTGAGTTAAGAACAGCCTTAAGATTACCCCAAGGCTTTCCTTGTTTACGAAAACGCTCAAATGTTACACGAAGATTATCAGTGACAACTGCAGCCTCATTCATGCCTACAGACTTCTGTATTTCTATCTTGAAATCTTGTAGGAACTTCTTATCATCTGCGGTTAATACTGTGCTTTCATCAATAAGCCTAACAGCGCGTTTATCAGCAGCCATATTAGGTTGATAGATGCGGGCATCCTCTCTACGCTTAGTAATAGGATTATATATTAGCTGATCTTCAGTTGGAGGGCTGTTTAGAACCCTATTCTTAGTACCAGCCTTTACATGAGGTAGAATACCACGATAGTTAGTAACACTTAAAGTACCATTTAGCTCACCAGACTGTAGTTTATAATACTCTACGAGTTTGCTAACGGCCTCTTTATCTCTAAGTATTTCAAGAGGGGATGTATATCCCAGTGTAAGTGTGTCCAGTCTTTCTTTTGCATTCGCGAATACTTTACTAGTAGCTTCTACGCTACCGTTATAACCACCTGCTGTATTATTATCACCAGTTAGTAGCTTAAGCTCATTGAGACCTACACTAGCACCCTTAGGTGTTATAAACCTCTCAGCTGTAAGCTCATTATTTTGGAACATCTTAAGGCGATGCATATCTCCTAGATGCATTAGCTGAATTCTATCTGGTTGTTTCTTTAACCAATCATTATAAGAAATAGTGTCATAAGGTGTTCCAGTAAAATAACTAGAGGCATACTTATCATAGGCTTCAATCTCTGCTTCCGACATTCCAGCTGTATTACGGGCTCTAGTGGCTCTTACAGAATCAACTTTTGCTAAGTCTGCCCAAGCCTTAGGAACAGGTATTGTAGTAGACCTACACCTATAATGTTGTGGTGGTAAATGACCAGTATCAGAAACTGGATAGATATTTCCATCCATATATCTGCATACTGGAGTAGTTCTAGTGTCTAATACCGCGGCGTATTGGTATCCTTTCAAGTATTTGCTATTCTCTGCATATACTTGCTGGTCTACTTGTGCATACACACTAGTAATCCCGGTAATAACAATACCTTCACTATGTACACGAGTAAGATTAAACGTTTTAGATACACGTTTAATCATTTGTTCTTCAGTTAAGCCTTCAGCTAGGCCGCCTCTAATAGCAGCCTCTATACGCTTACGCTCATTTAAGCCAATGCCTTTCCAACCTTCTGCAAGAGTCTTATTAGCATAGAGAGGTTGTGTTAATACTATCTCGCTAGCAATAGCACGAGTAGGTCTCTCAGGCTCAAAGAAATCTCTGAATGACTTATTGAGAGTATCTAAAGAACTTACTTGTGCTTGATTACCAAACTCAATAAAACTTTTTGCATTATGGCGATACGCTGTTTCTGTAAATCGCCTTATCTCTGCATCTGTTGCAGGGCTGATCGGCATTTCTTTTGAATAGTTTCCAGGGAGTATTGCGAGCATTCTAGTTTCATGGTCATCAACTAATGCTAATGTTTGTGCGGTAACTCGCTCTGTATAAAGTCGAGTCATAGCAGCATCATGTATGGTTTTATCACCAGCAACCTCGACCGCTGTCTTTTCTACTTTCATATGGTACTCCTAGAGATTAGTCAAAAGAAACTGGGTGAGGTAGTACCATAAAGGCCTTATACCCACCCGGTTTATTATTTTGCTGGAGGCTTAGCAGCTAATTTACTAGCTGTATTAAGACCATCCTCATACTTCTGTGCAGAAGGTACAATATTCTCATCTTCGTTAATTTCGTCTTGAGCCTCATCATCATTATACTCAGGACTAAGCAACTCATTAGCCTTAAGAAGACGAAGCCATTCACTACGAGGTATAAGACCTTCTTTGTAAATCTCAGTCATCAGTCTAATATAATCTTGACCAATAGCTGTAGGATCAAAATCTGGACTTAATGTAAATATAACATCATTATTTGTTAATCCAAGGTCATAACGACGATTAAGCATATACACAATAATACCACTAACTACCTCGCTGAGCTTAGTATTGAGTGTACCAAGAGTAGCAACTTGAGCAGCGCTACGAATAGTAAGTGCTACACCAGATTCAGCCGTTTCAGGTGCTAAGAATCTAATCCCTAGCTTAGCTAACTCATCCATTTTGGATGCAATAGCTGATTCTAAATCTTTAAGGGCTTCCGTAGGTGGTGATAAAGAACCAATCTCATCACCCTTACGTAAACGAATCCAAGTGCCTAACCCCTGATTAACGATTTCTGTAAAGTCCTCATCAGGCATATCACTAGCAACCCATGGAGTATATGTAGCAGCGCCATAAAGTAAGTGGTTACGCCTGGACATTACATTATAGAGTGCTTGTTCCTTGTCCACAAAAGTTGTGATATAAGGCTCAATAGCATCAATATTGCCATTAGCAGGATAAGCAGGAATCGTTGTCATCAGCTCACCATGCATCCTGGGCTGGATAAGGCTAACTTGTTTAAATCCAGAGGATTTACTAGGTTGAGTCTGACCTTCAATAAGAACTGGGTTAGCTTCACCTTCAAGCTCAAATACACGTATTTGATAAGCATTGTCAATTAATTCATGAACCCAGATAGTATCCACCACATATGGATGGAATGCTAGTGGATCAAGGTATTTATCCACATAACCTCTTACAATAATCCTACTAAGAACTCGTTTTCCATTTATAGTAGTAGTTTGCCAATTAATAACATTTTCAGCTTGCCAAATTACTGCATATGGCTTAACTTGCTTAAAATCGGCTGAATCCATTGCTGCTATCTGTTCTTCAGATAACATTGGGTAATCAACATAAATCCATGCTCTACTAGTTTGCATTTCTTCATTAAGAAGTTTATCTAAGAATGCTATTAAACTACCACCCTCAACTGTAAAATCAGATTTAATCCATTCCATTGCCTCTTCCGAGACTTCTTTCTTATATTCTATTTGTGGAGGCTTCCTGAGAAGACCACCGATAACTACAGAGATAAACTGGCTAGTAATGCCAGGTAGCTCAGCCTCTGCCTTAAAGAAGGCATACTGCTCTAGGCTCATTGTTGGTGAAAATGGAAGTAAGTAATTCTTAGCATTGGGTAGTATATCAGCATCCTTAACATATTGCTGACTATGAGCAAAGGCTCTACACTTTTTCCATGTATCTACCAGAGAGTCATAAGAATCACATGGTTCATTAACTTGAGTTTTAGCCTGTGCCATTGCATTACTCCTAAGTTAGCGAACTCCGGAGCGCAGCATCTGGTTAAAGGCATCAATTGTACCATTAAACATAATGCCACCACATCTAGCTTCAATAGTATCTTCCCCAGTGGATAGAATAACCCAATTAGAGGGGATACGCTCGTTATTAGTCAGTGTTACAGGCGTACTATTGGCTGGTTTAGGAGGTGCAATAGGCAACTCAACAGCCACCTCTTCCTTAGTAATGTTTAAAATAGACTCAAGGCTAGCAACATCCTTGGCGGCAATTGTTTGTAATTCTTTTGCAGTCATCGATTTTTACTCCGTAAAATTCTGTGTGAACATACAATATCCTGTTAGAAAGCAAATCCTCTACTAGAAGATCTACGGTGTTGAATTGGCCAATGATAATCAAAGTAATACCTGATACCATCAGAGAAGTGCTCTACATCTTGACTCTTGTCAATCATAGCAGTATCACTATTCTTATCTACCCACTGGGTACGAGCTAGTGATTCTATTACTGGTCTGCATTTAGCAGATACAAATGCATATCTATTACCAGGCTTTTTAGTACGAGGGTTACTAGCAGTCTTAAATCTAGCATTAGTAGCATTAACACTATCTACGATAGGTGGATGTGCTGATTTAGCTAGTACACTAAACCCATACGATTCTAATATAGTAAAGTCTGTGGTACCTACTACAGCGCTAGTTTTAGCAGAACGACCTGAAGGATCAGGATAGCAGTAGATAGAGCTAGGAGGCCTGTCACTGTTAACAAATCTTCCATAAATAGTGGCAGCCAGTTGTTCTGTATCAGCACTGCCTTGGATATAATCAAAACAGCCAGTAAACTCACCACGCTTAACCCAGACACTACTACACTGTTTCCGCACGTTAAAGTCGATAGCAATATGCACAGGCTCGCCATCACCTGGAGTAATAAGGCCTTCTGGTACAACATTATTTTTCCTATCAAAACAGTAAAATACATTATTACCCGAATCTTCAAACCTGGCAAGATATTCTCTTGCAAATCTGATCGGATCCATATTATTAGAGCTACGCTCTACTTCCTCTACATCTAAATATGGTGATTTGGTGTAGTCGTAATGATAGCTCTTCCAACGATCATCTGTTTGGCTATTATTAAATAAGTCAAAGAAAGTATCATAACCCTTAGGTGTGCTAATACACATAAACCTACCAGGATTAACTTCCATCTGCTTACCAGTATATTCAAAGATCTCTCTAGCAAACTCAGCGGCCCTTTTAGGGGACCACCGAGTGTCTATAGTAGGCATAAGAATAGATTCAATCATATCCTGCTTAGCTGCTTCTTTCATGTCAAAGGAAGTAAGCTCGTCTACTAGCACGAAGTTATTACCCTTACCGCGTTGACGCTCAACAGCTTCACCTGATACTAATCTTAGCTCTACATGATTAGGGAATCTAAAATACCCTTTATCTCTACTGTACTGTACTGCATGTGACTCTAAGCCAAACTGATAGGCCAACAGAGGGTAATAAATATCCACTGTCTGGCTATATGTAGGGCATACGATAATGGCATTCTTATTAGGAATCCATTCTGGTAGCATGCTTAGCTCACCTACTATCTGTGAAGCTGAGGCAGCCCCTTCTACTGACTTGCCCCAACCTCGAGATGCACATACTACAGTATGTCTATGATCTTTCTTAACGAATGTATCATGAAACACTTTTGATTGAGTAGGGTGTAATTTCATGATACATCCTTTCTTTATGGTAAAGTAACTCCTGTCTTATCTGCAACCCATGTTTCAGTGTCGGTGATTTCCTGTGTGGCGGCTGTACGTCCTAGGAAAATCATGGAGTATATGTTTCCTGTCACTGGAAGCGATCCGGTACTGCGACTACCAACATTCAAGGCAAAGTTTCCAAATGGCCCGTCACCTGCTGATGCCTCACCAACTTGACTAGTCGCCTCAACAACACCATTAACGCGAAATATGATCTCAGTCGCATTTGTTGGTTGTGAGTAATCCAAAGCAACTGTAGCAACCTCTGTTATCGGTGGCGCAGACGTATTAGCAAGCGCAATAGTCTGACCACCAGACCCCGCTAGAGCAGTCTCGTATCCACTAACGGAATTTCTACCAGCAAAGTAGAATCCTCCCGTTGTGTCTGGAGGCCCAAACTCTGCATAACATTTATACCCTGAGTCATTCGGCCTAAAAACCCCCAAGAATAGGGATGCCGCACTCGTTCCAGACAAATCGAAACTCGCCGAACTTACCCTATCATCCACCCCGTCGAACTGTAGCCACTTTGGTAGACCTACAGTATTATAAACATCGTTTTCAACACGTTGATATGGTCCAAATTCAGCACCTTTTGCGATTTGAATACCCCACACATAGGCACCAGATGCCCCATCTCCATTATATGTATCAGTCAACCCATCTGGACTTAAATACACGTCAAACCATACACCATTGTCGGCAAGTGAAATTGGCACTGTCATTGTGCATAAGTACCAGCCATTAGGGAATGCCGTTATAGTTGCATTGGTAGGCGCAGCATAATAATCACCTAACACGGCACCACTACCAATTAGCTCGAAGTATTTGCCAAAATAAGAAGAATAGTCCCCATAAGCATACAATATAAAGTAATTACGTCCATTCGGTTTAACCCAAGCTGATACTGTATGCGACCCTTCACCTGTTGGCACAATGGTATTCCTGGTTACACCAAAGTACGTATTAAGATTAGTGCCCTCGGTCATCAGGTCTGCGGTTGCAGTACCATCGGGGGCTGTTACGGCATTAGGCGTAATAGTTACATGTGTTAATACATCAAAATGTGCAGTGATATTTTCAGAATACGATACTAAGTTAATACGCTCTTTGTAGATCGGGCGCTTGGCGGCGGTGGCTTGGGAGGCGTGGTTGTTGCGGCCTGACTTGTCCAGAATCAGTCCAACAGGCTGCCCATCCGCAGTGACCGGCGTAGTGCCTGCGCTGTCTTGGAACATGGTGCTCAGGTCGGACGGGTCGTACCATACACCTTGAGCACCATCCTCAAACAATTCTGAAGGATAGTATACATAAGCAGCAATACTCATACTATTAGATGTTGCATCAACAGAGCCAGCAGCATTAGTCCCTGTAACATCACATGCAAGGGTATGACCTTTATCAGTATCTAGTATAGTATATGTACTAGATCTTTCTCCAGTTATATTTACACCATCTAAAGTCCATTGGTATGTATATGTTGGAGTAGGATTACCTGTCCATGTCCCTTGTGTGCAAGTGATTACTTCACCTGCCTCAGGAGTACCAGATATAACAGGAGCTACAGTATTTACTGGCAACTCTGCAGGAATACTAATAGCATTAGACCAAATACGAGTATCACCAATAGCGTTAGTTGCAATTTCTTTACAACGAATATTTGCAGCAGCATCATTTTCTACTACTACATAGGTAAGGCCAGTAGCACCATCAATATTAGTACCATTGTGTTGCCACTGATGGGCAATAGATACTGCTCCTGTCCAAGTACCTGGAGTACAGGTTAATGTAGAGCCAATTGCAGATGCGCCGGTTACAACAGGGCGTGTAACATTAACTGGGGCACCAGGAGGCTCATTGTCTAGGCCTATCTTACCATATCCAGCTAATATACCCACATTATCAATTTCTGATTCATCTGAGTATGCACTATCTACGCCTGTAGCTAGGATATCATTCCTGGTAACAGTCATCGCTTTTTACTCCGTAAAATGCTGTGTAGACATGATTATCCCCTTATTTACACGTAGAAACGTATACTTTAGCACCAGTACCACTAATAGAATCAAGCTTAGCGCGTACTTGTTGCCAAGGAGCAGCTACAGCAAAACCATCAGAAGCATTATCAGTACCTGACAAAGTAATTGTACCAATACTTAGCCAGCCCACACCATCATTACTTACTTGAATCTCAACTGATGCTGCAACAGCTCCAGCACCAACTACACTAGCCTGTACAGACCAGTTAATTGTTTCAGAGTTGAATGCATCACCAGTGATAGGGGCAACTGCATCTTTAAGAATGTATTTTTGCATGATATTTCCTTGAGAGTTGTGAAGGGTTACTATTTACTACCAATCGTCATTCTATATTTATCTACAGTGCTAGGAGTATTATTAGGAGCATCAAAACTGGGGAATTCTTGTCGTACTTCCCCAAGAGTCTCATTAATCCTATCTACAAGTTCTTCCTCTTCTCTCATTATTTCAGAGGTATCAAGGGTAATGATAACTGGCACATGACTACTAGCACCATTATTACTACTTTCTACAGGTACAGTTGCATATGCATAAGGCAGCAATGCCTTTAACACATTAAACTTAATACCCATAAGAGTTGCTATAACCATACGACTAGGCTTAGGTGACAATTTGATCTCTTGGATCTCCATATCAATTTCACCTATTTGCATTACCAATCTCCCGAGTGGACAAACTCGGAGTTGCTCAAGCCTTAGCTGAGACTTAGTACTAGGAGGTGTCCCTGGAGTGGCAGACTTACGATACGCTACAGGAGTAACAGTATCACTCATGTTATCTCCTTTCTTAGTAGATCATGAGATTATTGGATTTTCGTAGCTTGCCCCTCTAACATATAAATATGCAGAAGGGATCATTTGGCAAAAATAAATAAGAAAATTCCACATACCATATACCATAACACCCATATAGGGCATCATAGTATACGGTATGTGGTATTGCCCTAAAGCTCTTTCCAGGTTCTTTTACTTCTAGCCTTCATTACTGTAGCCCTCTGAACATTGAGTTTCTTAGCTAAGGCTGCATTTGATTCAGTAGAAGAGCGTATAGCTAATACATCATTTACTGTTAATTTAAAACCAACTCCTGTGTTACCCCTACCCTTATTAATCATATCAGCTACATTATCTGCTTGTGTACCAGCAAATAGATGCTCTATATTACAACACTTAGGGTTATCACATTTATGTAGTATATACAAATCAGTAGGGCCATTATGCTCCACCCATACTATCCTATGTACTCTTAACGAAGTACCGTTTGTATAACCAGCATAGTTTAACTGACCATAACCATCACCATCAAGAGCACCCTGGTATTCAATACAACCAGTCTCTTTATTAGTAACACACCTAGACTTAATATAATCAAGCACATGAAGGCCAGTCCTAGTCTTCTTTACTAGAAACCCACATTCAATTGCCTTATAGAAGTGTCTTAAACAATAACCCCTAGTGTTTACTTTATTAGAACAACAGTTGAGATTACATTGACCATTATCTTTAACAATAGTATGCCTCTCAAAGAATTCTTTTGTACATTCAAACATAGTAACTCCTGTTACTCTCCATAAGGAACAAGTAGGCAAGTAAGTGGAGAGCTTACAATTCGGGGATCAACCTAGCCTACTTGTAACTAGTTATAGCATTACTCTACAACAGTAACACTATTGTATTGTTTGTCGTTATTAAGCTTACGAAGTACAAAGTTATGTGGGCTGTAGTTATCGGGCTCTAACTGACGAACTCCATATCCAGGTGGGATTTCGCCGTTAAATTGAATGTAGATCACATCTTTAGTGTACCAGTAGTAGTCCTTCTCTGTCTTCTTAGATTGCATAGTAATAATCTTATTACCATGTTGATCAGTGTCAAGGCTTTCTACAGACACACGATCCCAACCAAAACCATCACGCACCAATACATATGGTGTCAACACATCATTATCATTCTCATCAACAGTATGCTCTTGATAAAAGAACACTTTATTACGCACTTGTACAGGATTCAACACAAACATTATATTACTCCTCAAACAAAGCAAATCTAGGGTTATCAACAATCTCAATAGATTGAGAGTTACTACTAGTGACATCTTCTATAGTACCAGTATGATATCCAGCTGGTACTCTACATATGTACTCCCACACATCATGTGGTGTGTTATCATATGGTACTGCAGGTCTAAGCCACTTATGGTCTAAGAATCTAAGCCTATGGTTGAGAGTTACACGCCAATCACTGTTAACACTACTCTGTATACGCTGTCTATGTCGTTCAATATAGTACACACTATGTACCTTATCGAAGCGTATTCCAGTCAGACCAGTGAATTCTTTTTCACTGAGCACATTATGACCCTCTTTATGGCGTATATACAGATTGTCAATTACTAAGCCACGTAGTGGATTTATCATTTCTACCATACACGATCTATCTAACTTACCGTGTACAGACGTCCACAGATCACGCATATCCTTATTGCTCATATAATCTCCTTATAATGCTAAGTGTACATCTTATAGTCGCTAAGTGCACACTATATATCGAACACATTACACTTATAATGCTAAGTGCATATTACTAGTCTCTAACAAAGGCCGCGCCATATACTATATATGGTACTCCTCTAGTACTACTAATACATTTAATTATTTCTTTATTATACAACAACATAATTATTTATTCTTTATAATATATTTAACTAATCTATCCAGTATTTTTAATTCTATCTTCTTTTAATCTTAATATAATTATGTTAATAGATTGTGTAGACTAAATCGTTATAATAATCTTATATTACATTATAATACTCTTATATACTAATATAACCCCTCCTTACCTCCCCTTCCGTGACCTTTTATGCTCCACGCCCCCGGCTTTTTTCGAAGGCAATACACTATAATTGGGTCTTTTTAGCCCATACATTAAGAGTGTCTAACTCATCTTGTGTTAATCTAAGCTTACCTCCATTAGCCTCATATTGATGGTGTAGTGTCCTAACACCATTAGCCATTAAATATAGTTTCTTATATTTGCAATGTTTATCATTAAACGGAACAACACATTCTTTTTGTTTATCGTATCTAAATACATAATCAAAGATAGGATATATCAAATCCCCAGACTTACCAGGTATACGCTTTCCATCAACAATAGTATCAGGATAAAATCTATGGAACTCAGGGGTACACCCTCTAGTTTTACCAGGAGGCTTAACACCTATGTTATGTAAGAATGGTCTAACTTTAAATGGCATACTAAAATAATCACGCTTATAAGTATCAGGGTGGTGTCCTCTTAGTATACGGCCATTATTATCTACATGCTGCCTAGCACCATCATGAATAGCATCACTAAACATACACAATGAATGTTCAGTTATTTGATCCCACATGGTACGTTTAATTAACTCTTCAATCCAAACTTGATTGTATAAATCTATACAACTAGTTCTAGTGAATTCTTCTTGACCAGGGACATTAACATCCTTAGTAATAAATAACTCTGAATAAGAATAAGACTTAGGAAAGCCAGTATCCTTATCAGCCCAAGAGTTAGATATATTAGTAGAAAACAATAAAAGTAGCTGATAGTATCTAAACTGATCATAGTTAGTTATATTAAGGGATAGAGTATCATAGGGCTCTTGTGGGTGTTCCTTAAACATTTCATACTCTTCAGTAAAATCTTCTTTCATAAATTGCTCTAACACATTACCAATGATTAACTTTTGCATTAATTGTGGACAAACATAAATACTGCCATCCTTAAAGTTACCATAGTCTTTACCAACAAAATTAGGTACTTTGTAGAAAGCATAACTAGCCTTTATACTACCGTACTCATTAGGCGGAAATGGATTAGGTACAAAGAAGTCAGGCTTAACTATTTTAGTGTTATTATCTAAAAGCATTGAAGTAAAATGTAATAATGGTGAAGTTACTCTTGCTTCTCTAATATACTCAATTAATGTCCGTATTTGTCTCTCAGATAACCAAGGATTGCTGTATTTATCCACCATCTCCTTAAAAGTAAGCCTACGTTCTATCCAATTAATTAAAAACTCTTTGAGTGTGTATGGATTAGTCCACCCAGGGCCATATCCTCTAGAATCCTTAAACATTCTTAAAGTAAAACTATCATAATGAAGCCAAGGGTCTAATACAATATTAGGTGTCCATTTATTCTTAGGTGTGCTTTTAGATACTTCTCTTGCTTTTTTAATAGCCCCTTTTTCATCTCCTAAAAATTCTGGACTATTTATATATTCTATGCCTAATTCTTTTAGTGTTTTACCGCCCCATTTAATATCTGCATAAGCAGGCTTATCAGGGCATACGTAAGGTTCCAATCTTTTCTTTGCCACCAGTATTACTCCTTTCTTCAAATTGTTTACATTGTGTTACTTTAAATGGAAACTGCACTAAATTAGCTATTGTAGGTCTAGCTGAACAAGAGTACTCATACCAGAATATATGAGGCATTTCCCATGATTCTTCCTCTCTATGTACATGATAATGTTTACAATTACGGCATGAAGGCATAATTACTCCTAAACGAAAAATAGGGGAACAGCTTGTGGCCATTCCCCTAATTTACTACCTAGCTACTCTTTAAGCAGCAGTGGCAGGCGCCTGAGCAGCCTTAGCCTTCTCAAGCAGTTCTTCCACATTAACACCAGTAGAAGCCAGGTATTCTTGCAGAGCAATAGCCGAATTAGCCTTATTACGGTATTCAGCCAGATGAGCACCACGAGGCTGAGCATTAGCAGCACGTTCAGCTTCTTCTTTAGCCTTCTTCTCAGCTTGTTCAGCCATCAGCTTTTCAGCAAGCGGAGCCAGCTTCTTCAGATCACCAGACTCACCGGCTTCCAGGACTTCCAGGATAGCGGTACCAAGAGTGGCACGCTTACGATGCAGTTCCAGAGCGGCCTTAGCCTGCGGGCTAACTTCACGCTTAGGCTTGGCGGCACCAGAGATAGCGGCAGCAGCGGCGGCAGAGACGTTGGTGGTTTCAGTCATGATTGTATTACTCCATATATAGATTGCTAGATACTATCTAGCGGATAATCCTATTAGCAACATGCTAAAGGACAGAATTGGTCGGTTACTTCTACGGCGTCTCACGACGTTAGGTACAACAACAAACAAATTCGGCGGACACCTCGTGTCCTTTTATGCTCCACGGGGCCGGTTCTTTTTACTCACATAGCACTGCAATTGCAGAATATGCTATCTAGTCTAACGACTATACATCAAATCTACTATCGACCATATGAGTGACCGCTACAGCCACCACTATGGTGAATTTGTCTAGAGTACTCAGAGTCAGCTGGATATTGTCTATGCATCTCTTGATAACGAGATAGAAGCATATTCCAACTAGACCGCTTTAATGGTATGATAGAGCAGTTAGCTGTTACTACTTCATACTGCATTACCTCCTCTTTAGTAGCATAATATTTATCAGTTAGCCTAAAATGACGATGAAGACCTTTACCCCTACTATGGCCAATAAGCCATTGCCAGGTTGCAATTCTTTCTTTACTTGAGTCTTTCATTAGTCTTCCCTTACTAACCTATCAAGCCTACCGCACTCAATATTGATAGATACATAAGGATGAATAGGCTTATTAACACCACCGTAGTACCCAGTATAAAACCCTAAGATGAATGAATTAGCATCTTCAGGTTGTAGATTAACAAGGCCCTGATAACAAGCCTTTTGTAAATCCTTTAATGATGGTGTAACCATATTAAATGGTACATTAGGATTGTCATTCACCTTCGGATTATAATTCACTTCTGCGTTATCACTCATTACCTACCATCCTCTCTAAATCCTGCGATATGCCATCTACTAGCACGAGGGAAGCGTGGCTTATACCCATCAAGTCCAATAGCAAAGTGACGCATAACAATAATCTTGCCAAGGTACTTTTCTTGATTGAACCAAATATGTCTACGCTCATCATGATTAAAAGAACCACAAGAAATCTCTAATGGCTCACCATTATAATTCACTATAAACTTACCAGTAGTATTAGCAGGAACCATTCCATCTCTAGTAACACTACGCTCAGTATACCCTAAGGCATTAGTCTTAGCTTCATTGATATTGATCATCTGCTCAACAAAGCCAATTACTTCTACTTCACACTCAGTAAACCGTTTAAGCTTAAAGAGAATGTTGTCATTGAAGGTAGAACGACCATGCTTATAGCGACCATCTTCTGATCTAAGCATGATACCCTCATAACCGAGAGTAAGACTCTTTTCTTCAAATGCAAGTAAATCATCTAAACAATTGATAAAAGTATGCCCTACAGGATGCAACCAATCATCACCACTAGGAAGGCTCAATAGTCTATCTTTAAATTTACCAGTAGTAATTCTATCAAACACATGGAAGTGGATATCACCAGGCTTGTTATATGACATTACATGTGATTGTGTAGTGTTATACACATTGGTATCAGTAGGCTTACCTACAATTAATTCACCATCAAGACCGTGTAAGTGCTTAAACATACCTTGTGCTTGCATACTCGGAATAGGCTTGCCACTACGTGATTGTAACACACCATTCCATGCAATAGCTCTTATACCGTCTAGTTTAGGGCTAGCAAGGTACGGAAACTTAAGCTTATCAAGACAGTGGGGGTCTACCAATGGATCTAGCGTTGCGGATAACAGCGGTTTTACAGGCATTACTCTCATCTCCTTTAAGCTTTCGAATTGCATCAGCTGCACAAAAATCTCTAATACGCTCTACATCTGGACCATGCCCATGCTTCTTACACGTATCCATATAATGCATCCATGCAGCAACTGCAGCGTCTTCTAGTCCACGTAAATAATCTTCATTCATTATTCCTCCTCATTATATTGATAATCTTCAGGATGTGGTACCGGTGGACCTTGGTAAAAGGTATTTGGATACCACACATCCCTATCAGAGAGAATCCACGCTTGATCAGGATTATCTCTACCCTTTTCAAACGCGAACTCTCTATCAGCTTCTTGCTCAAAACTCATTTAAAGTTCATTTTCAATTTCCTCAATTTGAGCTGCGACTTGAGAGAAGAGCTGTTTAAGTGCTTTAAGCTCTTCATGCCTCTTCTGGTTCATCATTTCAATATCTTTAGCATGCTTAAACATAATATTACCTGCATCAATAATTACAGGTTGCTCATCACGAATAATAGCCTCTTGAATATTACCATCATCATATTTAAGATATACCCTTTTAAATGAGGGAATGAGAGTGCCCCCAAATTCAAAAAGAATACCAGACTCATGATCAGTCATAACTACAAGATGCACTGATGTTTCCCTATATGACATATACTACTCCTCTTTATAATTAGGCGGAAAATACTTAACACCACGAGGATAAACTCTAATGGTCTTGTAACCATATCCTTTAATTGCTTGATTATACTGCTTAACAGCATCTGCTGAAGTACAGAGTAATTGTGCTATCTTAGACATCTCTATACCAGGCTCTGAGTCTATCAGGTGCATGATCTGTTCTATACGCTTACCAGATTTCTCAATACGAAATGGCTTCTCAATAAATATTGATAATTGCTCAGCCAATGTCGGAAGTCTTATCATCAGGAATATCCCTAATTATTTTAGTAAATGCTATCATAGTGTCTTGAGCAGATTTAAACTGCTTCATAGTGGATTCCATACTCTCACATGCTGATTTAATGCTATTCCAATGGTTATAGCCAGCACTTAAGTCTATTTCCTTACCAATCTTTAGAACATCAAGTTTACCATAATACAGATTTAAAAATTTCTCAAGCTCGTAGTGGTCTACCTCACAGATGTATTTATTAATACTCCCTATACCAATTACTTTCATAGTTTACCCCATTTGTCTATGGCTTCATTGAAACTATTCCACATAAAAGTCCTTATATAATCCTTCAAATGCTAACTGTTCAATAGCTAGCTCCCGTGCTTCTCTTACTTCAACATCATACTCATCAGGCTGAATAATCATAAAGTTTTCACCAGGCTCTTCTAGTTGTAGCCTACCAGTACCATTATTATAGTATGTAGGCTCTACAGGGCCAGTTAGACCTGTATAACGATTTTTAAGCACACTAAAATTAATTGTAGATCTAATAATAGGATCAGGATTTAGCTGATCCCTAGCAAAGGCTATAACACCAAAGCTAATCTGTTTAATTGAGCCTGACCCCTTAATATCATCCAATGAGGGTAGCTCACCTTCTTCAAATGATCGTTTACCAGAAGGTGCCTTACGTAAGTGACTAATTACACCTAACCAAATATTATGTTTCTTAACAATCTTTAGTAATGATGACATTACAGAGTCAACAGCTTCATTTCCAGTAAGCTTACCTGCACCTTCAGATACAGCGATAGTAATATGGTCAAGGAATAGCCTAGTGCATCCCATTAAGGCCATGTACTCAATCATATCCAATAGTGCACCATCTTCAACACTGCCTTGATGGTCTAAAAGCATTATATGGTCATCACCAAATACTGCATCAAAGCCTACCTTAAGTGTTTCAATAGGTAAAGTAATCTCAGCTGTATTAACCTTCAAATACATACCAGAGATACGTCTAGCAGTCTCAGCGGGTGCTTCTTCTAACGAGATAATACCAATCTTCTCATCAGTAGTAGCTCTATAATGAAGGATGATCTCTCTAAATAAAGTGCTCTTACCTGACCCTGTACCAGAAATAAATAGATCGATTTCACCTAGACGCATACCCTTAATTTTACTATTAAGTGCACCAACACATTCAGGATATGGTACAGATTCTATTTCGTTATAATTGCATAAGGCATCCCATAATTTCTCTTTAGTAATAATGCCTGATGGTACTAAGTGTTGCGAATTCCATATACAGTGATTTAACTCAATAGCACCTTCATTCATGAGACATTCGTTAGGATCTTTCCACTTACCAAATGTGGCGATCTTAACTTTGTCCATGCCAATAATCTTATTTATTTTTGCGGCTGACTCTTCACCGCGGTCATCTGCATCCTTACAGTAAACTACTTCATCAAATGATCTAATCCATTCCCTATGCTCTAGTAAATCCTGATCAAGAGTAGTAGCACTTCTTACGCTTACTACTGGATAGATTTTACCATATTTTTCTAATGAAGCCTGTGCAATAGATAACATATCTATTTCACCTTCAGTAATAACCAATCGTTTACCACCAGAAGGGAATAAATGTTTACCACATAGACCCTTAATTTTGCCTATGGATGAAAACTTCTTACCAGCTACATCTCTAACTTTATAAGCTTGAGCGACACCATCTTTCCCAACAAGGTATGGATAAGCATGTCTTATATCCTTTCTGTTTTCATCGTAGCTAACCCTAACACCAAAAAATTTAGTAACTTCTGAAGATATTTTTCTAGATAAAATAGGGCCACAATCTGCTTGTTCAATAATTGTAAACATTTTGCCAGCCCTTGATAGCTGAGCTTCATCAATGGCGTCAGGCTTAAATTCTAGCTGCCCTTTCAAAACAGCAGTAGGTGACGGCCTATACTTTTTACAACTGAAACAATAACTAGAATTATCCTCATACACAGCCTTAGCATCAGAAGAACCACAGTCAGAGCATGGCTTATGCTTTTCAACAATTTTACCCATTATACCTCCGGCCATGGAATGTCAGAGTAAGTCCTTCCATGTTTTATACGGTTTACTGTTATTGATGATATACCAAATTGCTTAGCTATTACAGTTCCTTGTGTATTATTTAGTATCAACCTTTTTATCTCAACAATTTGATCGTAAGTTAAAGGAGAATTTGGGTTAGGTTTTGTGCTCTCATAATCGATTAGCTTATCTGTGTAGTTATCTATACTAACTGTTACATGCTTATAAGAAAGTCTATGGACAATTTGCCTAATAGTGTTTGGATTTAGCCCACCGTATCTTCTTCCTATCTCAGAGTACGACCGTTTTAATTCTAAGGCTAAAAAGCATATATCCGGGATATCCTCATCTTGTAACGCACGATCGTATGGCATTAATCCATTCTTAAATGCATTATTAATATTATCCTTTAGTGACATCCAAGATAGATTATTAACTGAGTCATCTAACTTGCCATTTGCTCCATGCTCTACTGTAAAAGATAAATCCTCAGTCGGTATAAAATGAGTAGCCACAAGTCTTGCAACACGGTATCGTTTTCTGTATATCGTTACAATTCGATAACCTTGATCAGATATTGGTGCCTTTAAAATACAGCCAGAAACTCCACGAATCCTACCAAAATTTGAAATAGAGTACCCATCTAAATTTTGAATAGGTTTCCATACTTCATTAGGTAAGCTCTCATTAACAAGGCTACAACTTTGGGTCATCGTTCTTTTTACTCCTCATACTATTTATAACAGCCATAAGAATAAGGCCACTAGTAAGTATAAAAGTATAATCAGCAGAAGTAAACTTAATAAGATAAGTCAGCTCAACAGCCCCTGCTATCATTGTAAAGCCCATACCAATAACAATTAGAATCATTAGAATTAATGACATTATATTTCACCTCCTATGAATTGAAACAATCTAGCCTTATTTCTAGCAGTAACCTTTTCCTTTACAGGCCAGGATATACCATTGATAAGGCTATTATAGAATAGTGTACGGTTACTAGGTATTTCTGCAGTAACCAAGCACCATACCTCTGCAAAGCTAAGGCCTCCTTTAGTACTATACTCTTCTAGGCATACAAAATCAAATATGCTCTCTGGTGATAAATCCTTAGCACGAAGAAGTCTAGTAAGCATATCAATCTCTTTATTACTGCTTACATAGTACTTCCAATTACTCTCAACACCCTTATTAAGCTTACCCATACCAGCATAAAGCTTCTTACCTAGGTATAGCATACCATTGTGGCGATTACGAATACCATAGATGAAGCCTATCTGCTTACCAGTAAACATTGGTTGGTCGAACTTCCAGTGGCCGTTCTCACCTAGCTGACTCTTATCAGTTCTAGGGAGACGAGGCATCTCAACTTTTGAAGTAGCATTATTGATACCACTAGGAAAGGCTAATGGTGCTGTGTTATCAGTTGGTGAAGTCATAACCCGACAAACCTCATGTTACACGCAGTTGAACAAAATGCATAGTTAGAGTCAAATCTAGCCTCAGACTCTAACATACTTTTACCACAATTAGAGCATTCTAAGGTACCATCAAATTCTCTATAAAAGCCTAGACCTTTTGAAGGAAATTGATCTTTAGATGGATCAATAATTTTACCTGTTTTATCCTTGCACCACCAATGCTGTTCTTCAGAGTTACAGATAGGACAAAAATAGTAGCCTCTAACTAGTGTAAGATTAGGTGTATTTGCACATAACTCTTCTGATAACTCCTTACACTTACCTCTAAACTTTAAGTAATCTTCATTTGTATGAGTTTTCATGATTACCTTTCTTGAACTTTTTACAAGGAGTTATAGGAATGTACTTAAACATATAGCACCAACCTTCCTCAGGACATGAGGTATGGTTATAGTAACAGCCCATACAATCTTCAGGTTTATGACGCTCAATCACTTGGTTGTTTCCATCCATCAAGACTAAATACATAATACCTAGTAGGAAGGATCGTAATAAGCTTGCCAGTTAATATAAGTGCTTCACGCCAATCCTTACCTATAATTTCTTTATAGGCATAACAGGTCATGAATTGAAGGTCTTCTATCGTCTTACAATCAGATAGAATGGCCTCTGCTCTTTTAGGCCCTACTTTGGGAAGACCTGGAATACCGTCAGTAGAGTCACCCATAAGTAACTGCTTATGATAATGAAATGCTGCATCCCATTCGTTTACTTCAATGATAAGGGATGGGTCTCTAGAGCCAGCCTCATAAAGATTACCACGAGGAAACCGATAATGCTTACCAGGGATACAAAGTAGGTCTTTATCAATAGAAGCAATAACAGGCTCCATACCGGATTTAAGAGCTTCTCCATGCCAGATACGAACAAGGTCATCTGCCTCCATACAGTCAGCAGGTACTGCTCTACCTTGATCAATTAGATACTGTCTTACAATGTTAACAAACTCTTGTACTGGTCTTACTGTCTTACCACGATGTGCCTTATATGGAGGGTAGATATCACATCTAAAGTTACCCATACCCTTCATTGCGATCTGTGTAGTCTCTGCAAATGTTACTTCTTGCAGCTGGGCTACAGTGCGGTCAATATTACGAATACACTCTAACAGATATAGCTCATCATCCTCTTTGGTGAATACAGGAGGGGTAGCATCATAAACACTACCCCATCTATTACGACACGCTCCATGGGCAATAACATCGCCATCGATGATCAATGCTACATTACTCATATACAATTCTTTCTGACTAAAAAGCCAAATGCTTCAATTGAAGCTAATCCTAACTTAGTAGGATGAGGGTCATGCACCATTTTCCCATTACAACCAACTACGCTATGGAGTGTTCCAGGAAATCTAGGACTATCTCCTGATATCTCATGATAAACGTCTCCATTGATAAAACTACCAGCCTTCCATGCATCAAAGTCCCACTTAGGGATTTGTAGGTAGAAGAACCCCATCGGCTCTAAAAATTCATGAAGCCGTTTATTATATGTATCTACATCAGGATTATCAAACATAATATGGGGCACTTCTTCAATCTTCATCTCTAGAAGAGAAGCAAGAACTGCTCTAAAGCAATCCCCATAAACTTTATTATCTGGATCATGGGGTACTAGCTGTTCTGCAGGTATCATTTAGTTTCCTCGAATACGGATTTGAAACAACTACACGTGTCCATTACCTCAGTGGTAGGCTCCGGTAGAATCAGCTCTTGTAACTCATAGCCCAGTTGTTTTGCTACATCTGTAATCAGTAGAGGTTTAATAATATGCTGCAGCTCGTTATCACCAGTTACGGTAGTGAGTCCTGCATCGATAAATAGTTTATCATATGCAGCTCTTTGTGCAGCAAAATCACTGATTAAGAAGAAGCAATCATAGTGGCTCATAATCTGACTATAAGCTTCGTCTAACATAGTGAGACCACAACCATAACCAATCTGGATTGTGTCTTCAATAGTCATTGGTTTCATTATTTCACCTTCTCCGTTTTACCAACTTTAGCAAAGCCAGTAGTAAACTCCTTACAAACGTGCTTTGTACCATTTTCAGTACGTAAGCTCCATCTACCTTTTCTATCCTGAATCCATCTAAGACCAGGCCTACCACAATACTTACAACTAGGTGGTACCCATGGCTCTTTCTCTTGATCGTCAGTAGGATCAGGCTCGAGATCACTTCCTAATGAATCAGAGATATAGTCTTCAGCACTCATTATGAGTCCAATACATCATCATTAGATTGATCTAACCAAGCCATCACATGATCAAACATCGATACACTTAACTCATCAGCCTCAGGGTCAGATACAAACTGATGTGTAGTGTTACCAGTATCGAACTCAATAGCTATAATTTCATGATACTGATTTAAGAATGGCCTACAACGTTGTGCCATCCTACCACCAGTATAATGTGCAGGGCTATGATTATTCTCTGCATGATGGAGGAGCCTACCCAATTCTCCAATATTCATTGCAATCAGACTTACATTTGATTTCATACTATCCCTATCTATTGATAAATAACAGATATGACGCTGATTTTCTTACCAATGCCTCTATATTTGTTAACAATTTCCTTCTCTGCTTGTTTATGCTTTCCTTTCGAGAAGAAATATGCGCTTTCCTCTTTTTGCTCTTTGAAACCTTCATCGTTAGTCACCCAAAATTTAACTACATATTCTTCAGTCTTAGAGAGAAGTGGTTTACTCACTTTTGACACAGTCATCCTTCCATTGAGTACAAATATTGTAGGTTCTGATTACTTTATTTTTCTTTAGAGTACATTTATCTATTACTCTAAATCTACAACTACCACAAGATGCATTAAGCTTTTCTAAGTCAGATATTGTAAGTAAGCTCTTCTTAGTATCGCTTGAACGCTCTTGATAACTATATAGCCTATCTCGTCTTGCCTTAGATTCAGAGACCATATTCACCCTTAGTAGTTAAATTGAGTAACCATATCTTTGCTTGTTCGATCATCCATAGAGCGCCTTGTTTATCCATCTTAGAGCTACGGGTAATAAGACAACCCTCTGCATCATATCCAAGTATTAACACATCAGCAAGATTATCAGACTCCGCCATTTTCTTGGCAGAGTCCAATGCTTGCATGACAGTATAATTATTACTAGCAGGCAAGTCAATAATCTTAGTCATCTGATACCGTATATCCAAAGGGTACAACACCATTAACGATAGATTGCCAATGAAGCCAAACAGAAGGATGAACCTCATTACCAGTGGCCGCTACTTCATTGATATGCTTTTGTGCTTCATCCTTAAGATAATTCCAAGTATCAGTAGAGATAGTCTTTGCAAACTTATACTCCATTTGTGGAAATAACATATCATCAAGTTTAATAAGCTGCATTGGACCCTTATCACCAGTCCAATTACGGATGAACTCCCACATTACTGCACTTGCCTGAAATCCAGTAATACCACCTTGAGGCTTAGCGTTCATTGCCCAGGCGGCCCTAATAGCAGCTGCAGCTACTGCATGACAAATAGTACCGTAATCATGTTGAAAATCGTTATCGAGGTAATCAATAAGCGCATTGATGTTATCCTCTTGGCTATCCTTAGGCCGCTGATACCAACTCTTCACAATTTCAGTATCTTTTTCAGTAATATGTACACGTCCCATTTTAATCCTCGAGGTTAAGAGTAAATCCTGCAGCGTTCCGATGACCACCACCACCATGCTTCTTAGCGATAACGGATACATCAAACTCACCCACAGAGCGAAGAGAATTGATAATCTTATTCTCTTTATCATTAATGTAGTAGGTATGCGCATACTTAATACTAGGATTAACCAGACATAATTGATTACCAACTTCACTACTAAGTGCAGCAGGGCAATTTACCTGAGCAATCTTATGCCCATCACCATCAATGGTAAACAAGGCATTTTTCATAGCGCTCCTAACCTCTTGATCAGTCTTCTTGACAAGAATATTTCCAATATCAATTAACTCATCAATGTCATCGCTACTAATCCACCTAGCATAATCTTCTACATCACGACAGGCAAACCTAAGCCCTTCATTAATCTCTTTAGTTTTGGGAAGCTTGAACTGCCAACGATCACGATCATCTACTGCACGGATAATATCAGGACACTGCTCCCGATCCATCTCTTGGCAGAAATGTTCCCATGCAAGCATAGCACCTGACTTATTATTATCAAGAACAATATGGGTATATTTAGTCTCATCAACAAACAACTCACGCTCTGTTCCAGCCCAGTTTTCAAAGGCAGTCTTGTGGTGATCCAGCCAAGTTAAATGTGAAGCCGTGTCAATAATCAAGCTCGTGATTTCTGCAGGAAAGGAGAAGTCAAGAATATAAACACGCCTCTCAGCGATTTTTGCAAAATCAAGCTCTTCACCGTAATGCATAGGGATATATTCAGCAGCCTGCCCCATAGCACGATAAGCACAGCCAGCGGCAGAAAGACCGTCAATACAGCCTTTATGGTAAATTACAACAGTATTAGTCATCAATCATCTCCTGTGGTTGAAGTGGGACTTCTTTTAATCCGTACTTGTCTACTTGACGCTCAAAAAGCTTTTCTGTGTAATCAAACGCAAACTTACCACCTGTAACACGATCAACAGCATTCCTTGCTTCTACATAGCTTTCTGCCTCAACCACTGAATAGCAGTTGCATAGATTAGATCCTAGACCATATGTTACATAAAGTTTAACCATTATATCTTTCCTTTTATACGAAGGTCACGGTATTGTGCCATAAATTTAATCCAGAACTTTGCTTGTAACTCTTCAAGTTTAAATTCCCTAACTTGTTCAAAGTCTACTGAGTTAGGGCTTTGAATTTCACATGCAGCAATATATGATTCATCTTGAAGTACAGCCATAGCTTCTTCAGTAATTTCAGCATAGCCAAAGGGATTATCAAATATCTCAGTCAGAAATGGAAGTCTTGTTGCTATTGTTTCTTGACGGAATCTTGATTGTATCTTCAAAAGACCAGCCACTATATAACCTATTGCGGAGTGTAGCAACTTTTTCATCTAGATATACCGCCCATTGTTCTAAAGTCATGCTTAGTCCATCATACTCATATATCTTACCCTTATCAATAGATTGAATCTGAGTAAGATTATCTGGATGAACACCAATTTTCTTTCTATGCCTGATAGTAGATTCTTTGATGCCGGATAGTCTTGATAGCTGCCTAGTACCTTTAAATCGAAGCTTAGGTTCTGGTGCAATCAATCGTATCTCAGAGTTAGGAGTACATCCACATGATCTAATATTACCAGTCATTAATAAACTAGCAGCTAATGACATAATACTACCACAATCACATTTACATTTCCAAAAGTCTTCTCTGATTTTAGCTTCATCAAATCTAAGCACTCTAATCATACCAAAGTGCCTATCAGTCAAATCCTGCCTATACAATCTACCTTTACGTAATACTTGCGTTACAGGTAAGTTTTTTCTAATACGACTATCTATTGTAGCCTTAGGTAGCTTAAGCCTCTTAGCCCACTCAGTTACAGTTAAAGTAGTCCCATGGAGTGTTAATACTTTCTCCTTACCTACTCTCCATCTAGTAGACGTAGGCCCAAAACAATCAGTACCAGGTACTCGATCCAAATAACTATTATAGCCAGGCATTGATCCAATATCTTTAAGAAATACATCAAAATCTCTCCATGATGGATCAATAATAACTCCTAGTTTACCATTCCATTGCCAGGCTGGATAACTAGGATTATCACAAGCTGCTATCATTTCCTCCCATCTAGTTCTTTCACGATTATGGTGCACTCTAACACCTTGTATACTCAAACTTATTACAGAAATCAGACTCTAACCTGGTAAATGTATTTCCAACATTATTTTTATAAGTAACTGCCAAGTCATCCTCAATCCACTTACCATTTAGTTTTATAGTAGAAATTGAGATAACCTCATAAACCAATGAGTTCTTTTTATTACGGAATTTACTACCAACAGTTACAATCATTTCTTGTCCTTTTGTTTAAACCAAATATCAGGGACTGGACACATAAGAGGAGACTTTATTGTTGCAGCCTCCGTCCTAAGTATCCACTTATTTCGCCAAGACTCAGGGGCAAGGTCATTAGTACACATAACCTCAACTCCTCCAAGTACTTGGCGAAAATCACAATGAGCACATTGTCTACAGTACTTGATCGTCATTATCAAGTTCAATGCTGATATCTACTGCAGCCTGACGCTTAGCCCATTCATCAATTTGTTCCTTAGTCATATCATCAGGGCAGTATTCAAACATAAGCTCGTCAATACGTGCTTGTTTTGCATCTACATCAGCTTGCCTAGCAAGCTTACCTTGCTTTACACCATCCTCATAACATTGCTTTCGCATCTCATGGATGTTACCAGGAAACCATCCTGGATTTTTGTTTAGAAAGTGTTCCCAATACTCTTCATAGTCACTGAACATTGTTTCTCCTTAGTTTACTTGTTTCGTACACAGTATAGGTTAGAGCCTATAGCAATAGGCTCAAAGAGTGTGATAATATCATATCCGCTAGCCTTATCATGTCCTTGATAACATGCAATAGGCTCACCGAGCCACGCCTTAAGTGCGGAGTCGTCTGGCTGGATGGCGAGTGCTTTCACAAAATCCAACATTTCCTCGTTATCAGCTTCCGTTACGTGCATCGGAAAAGCGTCCATCCACCAACGCAATCCGTTATGGGCAGCTTCAAGAGCCTCGTCCTTCAGCTTGCACGCGGCGAGGGCTGCGGCGAGTTGCTGGTGCATCTGCTCGATCTGCGCGGTTTGCTCCATCTTCCCGGCCAATTCTGCATACTCGTAGCTTTCGAGCCACTGCCTTTGCACAGACTCAACGTCGCCTGATGGGCATTTGTCATATAGCCACTTTTCAAGTGCAGCCTGTTCTATGTCTTCACTGGCCTCCCGCTTCCCGGCCTCGTAGGCTTCGGTTAGTTGGTCGGCGGTGTGGAGAGGAACGGCTTTCCAGCCAACCTGCCTATCCCATTGGTCGAGGTTCTGACAGGCTTCTGTTTTCGTAATCTCTGCTAAGTGCAGATGACCATCTGGATCGGATTGCACAAAAGCAACCGGCTCGAATTTCGGCATTGTCATTTCAGTTTCCTATAATAGTCGTTTTTGCGTAAGAAGCATTTGGTCCGTAGTGGCTCTGACTATGATCGCGACTCATTCTACTTTCTCCTTTGACTCTGTAGATAACATCCTCCGTGCGTCCTCCGCATGTCGCTCAAAATCCGAATGTCGTGTCGAGTACAGGGCGTCTTTCTTTTTTGCAAATGCCTCGTGGATCGA